TGAAGGTACAGGTTTTGCTACTTGTGCCACTGAAGGTACAGGTTCTGCTACTTGTGCCACTGAAGGTACAGGTAAATTACGTATTTGCCAACCGGGCATTCCTTCTGGTGCGCGAATTCCGGCGGATATCGGTTGTGGATTTAAGCCATAATACCCCGGTCTTGTTTCACGGACTAGTTGGGGCTTGCTCCGTATTATCTCCTCGTGACTTTTTACTGGATAATAAAAAGAAAGGCCGTTATCTACCATCCTAACACCGCGCTCATAATTCCGTTTTAATTTAGCCATCAGCACATCTGTTATATTCTCCGAAGCTGGATCATTCTCCAGACCTGAATTTGGTCCGGTTAACTTTGGAGTAGGAGCCGGAAGATTAGGATCATTAGGAATACGTACATAGCCTGGATCTACAGGAGTATTTCTGGAAGGTATTGGCGGCGGTGTCATGTATTGCCTGGCTTCAGCTTGAATTTCTGAAGGCTGCTGTTCAAGTGGTAAGCTTGGATCAGCCTTTGGCTTGGCGATTGCTGGACTGCTAGGCGCAACTGAAGATTTACCGCCGGCTAAGCCTCGTGAATCGCTTAAATTAATTCCAGTACTATTTGATGCACTAGAGACACTCCCGCTAGGCTGCGCAGCTATATGCAAATTTGTTACAGGCCTAGGCATTGTAACACTATTCGTGGGGCCGTTTGAAAAACCAGGTAAGCTTATCTTAGGGCTACCTGTAAAATTCACCATCCTATTAGTTGGTAAAAACGGACCCATCGGACTAATAGGTGCTTGTTGCGCTAATTTCTCAGCTGCCTTAAAAAAGCCTAAAACAAAATGTTCATCTACATCTTGCTCCGCCGCCACTTTTAAAAATCCAGAATAAAAAGAATCGTGCATAACATTATGAACTCGTATTGCGTGCAGTAATTAATTTATTAAGATACGGCGTAAACAAATATTTATCATCCCGTCCTTCAGGCGTACTTACCGGCTTGAGCGCTAGTTTTCCTGCAACTGCTTTTGGAGAATCATAGCTACCATGTCCAGCATAGCCACCTAGCAACGATGCAAGCAGCATGGCCATACCGGGGTTTTCAATTCCAAGCATTTTAGATAACATTAAACCAGTTAACGCACCGCCACCTGTTCCAAGTGTTCCTGCCGCAGTTTGAGGGGCTAAACCTGTCATGCCAGAAAAATTTTTAACAACATCATTCCAAGCGTTTGCGTTTTTAATTAACGTATTTATTAATGCCGCCTTGAAATCCGAACTTCCAAACTTTTCTTCTGCCTCTTTAACCACTTCATTAGTAGCCGTATAAAGCTCTTCAGCTTCTTTTAAACAAGCTTCAAGCAAAGCCACGTCAATTCCGTGCGCTTCGTTCCCTTTAATAAAACCCTCAAGTAGCGCGTGCATTTATTAAATATCTATAGCTGGTTCAGTTAAACGCAGAGTCTTAAGAGTCTTAGGCTTAAACCGTTTTGCGAGGAAGTTAAACAATTGACCCAGCTTACCCCTATATTTATAACCGCCAGCTAACCCAGCACCAAAACCTAATGTTTTTAATAACGGAAAATTACTGCCGGCGTCCGGGGTAGGAGAACCTGTAGCTGCGGCTGGCTCTTGCGGGGTTTTGACCGATGTGCCACCAGCATAGCGACCTAAGCCATAACCTAGGCCGGCACCACCAGTAGCGCCAAAAAGAAGAGAAGCCAATGGATCAGTGCCGACTACCTGAGAACCTAATAAACCTGCTAACGCACCGCCACCGCTACCTAAAATTGCGTTTGCTGCGTCTGAGCCTACACCTAAATGCTTCATTAAGCCTTGCTGTAAAGGCTGGATATACGAGCTAATATCTGCTTTCTTGCACAATGCGTGATAAAGCTCTCGCCTAAAATTCGATCCGCCAATCATGGCTTCAGCTTTCTTAATCGTTTGCTCCATTAACGCTTGGGATTCTGCGGCTACTTTAAGACAAGCCCGTAGTAGATTTTCATCAATCCCGTGCTGTGCTGCTTGTTTAACAAAACCTTCTTGAACTGAATTTAACATAAAATAAGTTATTTAGTATTTAATACCTGAGTCAATCAACACCACTATTAACGCGCCATTCGATGCATGAGCGAACGTAAAGCCGGATTCTCTAAATCAATATCACCAGTACTACCTTGCCCGCCTAAGTAATCCCAGATTTTAGAAAGATTACTACCCCAAGTCAATTGAGGCGCTTCAGAACCAGCTGTGCCGCCAAAAGCTGTGCGCAAACCTCTAGCCGCGTCTTGCATGTTAGCCCTGCCTCCGGCTGCTCGTGCGGCCCTATAGGCAGCTAAAGCAGTATCCATTTGCGAAGCATTACTATCAGCTCGTAACGCTGTGGTTTCTAGATTCTTCGCGGTATCCGGTTTTACTGCTTCATAACCTAAATTAACCGCCATACTTATTGGCCCAGGCAAAGCCCAACGCGCACTTTCGGCAATTCCAGCGCCAACTGGAGTATGTAACAACGAGCCATCAGCCGCTAACTCTCGCGAAATTGGGTCTTGTCCAGCTTCAGCTGCAGCTGATAGACCTAACGTGCCAGCAAACATACGCCCAGGTAATTTTAAGAACCGCCCCAAAGCTGTAGGTTTTTTAAACCTGCCTGTTGCTAACCGTGTTGGTGCGTGTTTTTCTAACCCTTTTCGAGTTGCCCAAGCGCCTAGTGTTCCGGCTCCAAGTGGTAAAGTTGCGGCGCCAACAGTTTTCCCTGCCGCTTCCCAATAAGGATGTGGATAGGGTACGTTAGGTTCGCCTGGATAAAGATTATTGAAATTTGTTAAATTGGACCCTCTGATGTTTGGCTTTACCCAACGGTCAACAGGCGATTTAGGACGAAATAAATTTTGCACCCAATTGGCGGCACCGGAAGTAAATTTACCTTGATTGAACGCCAAGTCAGCACCAACGCCCGCAAGTGGAAGAAGCCAAGGCCAAAGCGATTTCTTTTTCGGTTCCTGATAAACAATTGGCGGTGGGCGATACGGTGGCTCACTCGACAAATAGAGCGGAATGTTAAAAGCAGCTTTCGTTAACGGCAAAGGAAAACTTAGCCGGGTAGGACGAGCGGATAAACTTGCGTTGGCAGCCATGATCTTCATTTATAATAAACAATCAGATTTAATTGTGCAAGCAGACAAATTTAAAGCCAGCGTGCTTGCGCACATTTGACATATGGCGCGTTCTAACCTCTAGCCAGCATGTTTGTATGGTCCGGCAATAGTTGTGGGTTTACCGCGAGTATAACCTTCTGAGCCCAGACAAAAAAGTCCAACGAAAGAGACTGACCGATATTTTCATCGTTCAACTGCCACGTTGCGCATTCATCGACGTTTTGTGTTTTGCGTAATGGGCTAAGTAACGAGGAAGCTGAAATAAGCTCGTTTCGATAATCTACGCATATTTCAAAACGCACAGCTAAAGGTCCAAATTCATTGGCTACCTTTTGCACAGAATCAAATACGTCATTTAAAATTACGGCAAAGTCAGGTTCAACCGAATTAAGCGGTTCATAAAAAGCACGGACATTGAGATCATCCAAACAGTCAGGATGCTCGACTTGAACCGCCCTATAAAGAAAATAGCCGAAGTAATTAAACAGGTATTGAAGCGTAACGCACTGATGTGCTTTGAGCTGTAATTTAAGTTTCGGATAAGAAGCACATATATCGTAGTCTTCGCCGATTGGCTTTTCTGGATAATCTTTATGAAAATCCTGATGTTCAGCGAGAATGAACTGAAGTACCACCATAATCGCTTCAGTTGAAATTTTTGGATAGTGATGTAAAAAATTCGCAGCAACCCGAATGTCGGTTTCAGTTAATTCGTAAGCTATACCGTAAAGATTAAAGGTATGGATTGCTTCTAAAATTAACGTAGCACAACGATTTGATTTTTCATTTTTAGGTAAAATACCTGTGTAGTCAAAATAACAGTCTTCTTGCATCAGCTTACCTAAATATTTAGAAACGTAATTTAACGGGTAATTTTTAATATGTTCATTTTTAAAATCATAACTTAATAAATTATAAAATAAGTTAGTTAATAATGAATTACCGCAAACAGATGTAGTATAGTTATTTTTTAAAGGAGCAAAATTTTTGAGGGTTACGTCAAGAACGTCTTCGTTTGGTTCAGCTTTTAATACTTCGTCAGTTAAGCTACTTGTTGGAATAAGTAATGGTCGCGGAGCGTTTGATTTTACGTCAGTATCGATCTTGTCATTTTCCGCCCGTGCGGCAGCACACGAGAGATTTGAAGGACCTGCGGAGCCGTCCTCGGCGAAGCGAGGTCTTTTATCTCCGTAACGGAATTCCACTTTAGTCTCCATACTAGATTTATTACTAGAATATAAACGCATCGCATCATTTGTTATAGAGTATGCATAATCTGTTATAGCATTATTTTTTTTGTGACCACAGTTGCTTTGATTGGTACCTATAACATTTAGCGCAGTTCCCGTATAAATTGGTACTATATCTGCTTTATTTGGTACTGCGTTTTCTTCGCTTTGTTGGCCTGCTAAGCAGTACCTTGGATCGCGTGCACTGCCTATGCGCTGAATGTATTTCCCCTCAATTAACGCACCAATTGCTCGCCATATGGTCATCTTAGCTAGGAACGGTAAATCCTGTGCTATGTACCCGGGACTAGCATAAGCTGATGTGTCTTTTTTATTTTTTAATTGTCGCATTTTAATAACCTGAACAAACCAAGCGTAAACAATAGCCACATTTTCTCCGCACTGCCCAAACTTCTTAGCTATTTCGACATCGAAATATATTTTATTTAATAACGCTTCTTTTAATACTTCTTCGTTATTAAATGTGTAGTAACAAACGTTATGCGTATAAGGAAAATGCTTTTTAAGTAATACTCCTTTTTTTACGAGCTTGTCGACCACGGTTCTTACGTTCTTACAAAACGGCAAGGCTTCTAAAAGTTGGTCTTCGGTATGGTAAAACCACCGCTTACCTTCTTCTTCGATTCCTTGGAACGTGCGGTCCTTTGAAATGACATAGGCTAAATATTGCAATACCGCTGCTTCGCGCACCGAATACTGCATAGCCAATACCTTACTAAAGCTAATCAATTTAACGTTATCTTGTTCTATCATATGGTATAACATACTACTCTTTGGTATCTTGTCAAATAATACCCCGCTACTTGACAATCTTTAGGCCTAGCGTATGTTAGAAGGATGAAAGATATTGCAGACTTTAAGAGTTTTTGTGGCTTAACCTCCACTGGATGGAAAAAGCTAAGTCCACGTACACAGCGCGATTTAAAGGCCTTGTATGCTGACAAGGTTAATTACCGGTGTATCTGCGGAGAATATCCAAAGATTAACAACGATTGGCTGTGGACCGGTAACAGCTGGGAGCACACTCATCAAGGCGGAATAACGATTGTGTGTGTTAAAAAAAGTTAAAATAAAGAAATATTAAAACTACTTCACCGAGTTGTCAAGCAGGTGAATACGAAATGAAGCACATTACAATCTACGCCGATGGATCAGGAAATAGCACTACAGCCACCAGTGGTTGTGGTTCTCTAATTAAATATCCAGATGGCAAAGAAAAACGGTTGCATGACGCCTTTATCGGTGCGACCAATAACCAGATGGAATTATTCGCGGTTATCCAGGCCTTTGATTACCTTGCCAATACGGAAGAATTAAAGGATATCTGTGTGCAGGTATTTTCAGATTCAGAATACGTTGTAAAGGGTTGTACCGAATGGCTGCCCAAATGGATAGCTCGAGGCTGGAAAACCGCCAAGGGACCATTAAAGAATAAAATAATTTGGCAGACCATGAATACGTTTATTAATGCCATGGATGTTAAATTTACCTGGGTACGTGGGCATAACGGAAATAAAGGAAATGAAGAAGTAGACAAGATTGCCGGTGAAGCCCGGCTTAATTTGGAACAATGTATTTTAAAACGCGAACAAGCAGCAGCCTAATTTAAATATGGACCAAACAACATTATTAACCGCAACCGGACAACTACGATTCGACACGTTCGAAAAAACTATAAGACTGGCTAAGAATCGTCAGCTGCAAAACATTATTGAAACTGGTACCATGCGTACCCATGTGAATTGTCAGGACGGTAGTTCGACTCTAGTATTTTCCTGGTTGGCTGACGATATAAACGGCCAGTTTATCAGCGTAGATATAAATAAGGTAAACCAAGATCTAACTGCAGATTTCCTTAAACAACGAGGAACAGGTACACGTACAACTTTGGTTAATTTGGATTCTGTTGAGTTTTTAAGTAAATATGCAGGTCGCATAGATTTACTTTATTTAGATTCTTACGACTATGTGCAATCCGACTATATGCCTTGTCAGTTACACCAATTGGCCGAATTAGGTGGTGCGTATGGAAAGCTTACAGACAATGCGTTAATTCTAATAGATGACTGCGCTTTGCCCTTCGGTGGTAAAGCGGGTTTAAGTTCTGCCTTCTTAAAGTGTCGTGGTTGGAAATTACTACAGGCCGAATACCAGCAATTGTGGAGCCGTTAAAACTACAATGAAAAATAAATATTTTAGCATAAATCGGCTAAACTTTCCTTACGTGGACCACCAGTATAACCGTACATATTTTAATGAGCGCTGTGTGGAGGTTGCGCTGGGTGCATGGTTCGTAAATCGGTGTAAAAACGATTGCGTTGAGGTTGGAGCGGTTATGCCTTATTACGGCGTAGCCTGTCCGGTTGTAATAGATATCTCTGATCCACATCCTAAAGTATTGAAAATGAATGCTTTGGATTACAGTTATAAAGATAAGAACGTATTGTCCATTTCCACTGTTGAGCATTTTAAAACCAGTGAGTATTTAAATCGTACAGATAGCGATAGCTCTGCGTTTATGCAGAAAATAGCAAAAGAAAGTAAAAATTATTTGATAACTTGGGGGTTAGGGTATAACTTGTTTCTGGATGCATGGCTGGAGCTTTCCAGGTTGCGCTATAACGTGTTGACGAAGGTAGCTGGCGAGAACTGGTGTGTGGCTGAAAGTAAAAGGCTGAGTCATATTTACGACTATACCAGATGCAGCGCAACGGCTATCTGTGTGGTAACGAATTTAACTGAATTACTATAATGGAAGAAATTAAAGGTCAAAAAATACAAGTATTGGATTTAGGCTATGTGCGCTTGGTTGATTTCTACGGAAACGATCAGCGCATTGTGGAAGCGGCGAGAGTTTCATACGACTCATCCTCTAAGGGAGAAGAACAGGACAAGAAATTGTTGCAGTATTTATATAAGAATTTCCATACCAGTCCATTTGAACAAGTCGCAATAACCTACGAGATTAAGTTGCCACTCTTTGTGCAAGCGCAATTAAAGCGCAATCGTACACAGCGACTTAACGAGCAGAGTTATCGTTATACAGAACCGGAAGAACATTTTTATATTCCCAACGAATGGCGCCGCCAAGATACCAAGAATAAACAAGGTAGCTGCGTTGAAGCCGGATGGGATCCAATAATTGCGAATGACAAGCTAGTCTCGGTAGCCTTACAGGAGCACTGCGATAAAGCCTATGATTTATATATTGCCATGTTGGATGCTGGAATTGCTCGTGAAATGGCTAGGATGGTATTGCCACAAAATCTATATACAAAAATCTATACCAACTGGGATTTAAATAATTTAACCAAGTTCTTTACTCTGCGCTTGGATGCACATGCGCAATTGGAAATCCAAGAATACGCCAAAGCTATGTATACTTTTGCCAAGCAATTGTTTCCGTGGACTATTGAAGCCTTTGATAAATATAAATTGGCGCACGCAGAACAGAGTGGCAGTTGACAGATTGTAAACCTGTGATATCTTGTATTTATGAAGTTACGAGCAACGTCAATTTTATATCGGGCAATATGCGAAGGAGTGGCGGCGGGATTTAGCGCAGCCACCAATAACAAAGAAAAGGTGGAGGATACGTCTATTTTATTGGAGTTGATTGCCGCGCAAGTGTTGCGAAGTTTAAACGATGTTTTAGATTTTGAAGATGATCGGGTGGAAATGAAAGAAGATCAAAATGGAACAACTAGTGAACAGCAATAGTGTTAGTTTACCAATGATGAATACAACTTTTCATCCTTCAAATATGTTGATTAACGAAAATAAGACTGTGGATTTAGGTCAGATTAAAATTAAATTAAACAGCTCAGTGGATGGCGGAAATAAACCAACCAATGGGGCTGTCGTAGATAAAGTAGATCAATTAGTAAACGTAGAGCGTCAAGCGGTCTATGGTTGTCCTTCTGAAGATTTTACAAGGACGGCCAATATGATGACTGCGCTTGGCTTTCGGTTTATGTCGACCGATGGCCAGCTTAAAGATGTACAACCTGAGCATATACCCATGTTCATGATTTTAATTAAGTTATCCAGAATCGCCAACTGTGAACATGCTTTTCATGCGGATTCCTGGCTGGATGTAAAAGGCTACGCTAAGACAGCCGAGATCGTTAATGAAAAATTGTACGCTGATCAATAAACAAGAAAGTCGAAGCTTTACGTCGGCGCCTACTGGCAATAGTAAGTCATGACTAATTTTATGTCTAAACCAATAACTGACTTTATCCGTAAGATAAAGCATGAAGCATGCGACTGCTGCGATATCCTTGAGTATTTAAAGCGCATGCCAGATACAACACCATTAAAAGACGTAGGAACACAATTTGATAAACTCGGAGACTCCTTGGAGCGCATGGGGAAAGCCTTATTGCTCGCAGCTAAACACTATGAACAACACGAAGAAAGCGGATCTGATTGATGCCCTCCAGGCTGAATTAAATGCCATTGAATATACACCGATCAGTTCTAAATCATTAGCCAACTTTGGATGTAAATTTACTGGGGAAAAAATAGAAATAAGAACAAGTAACGACGAATTTGTAATTTATGAACTACAAGCAGAAGATGAAATACCTAGGCGAGTGCTGGCCTTCTGCTACATCTCATCAAAATTAAACAAGGCTGGCTTTATATTAGCCAATCCATTCGAGAAGTATAAAAGACTCGCTGCGTATTAATTAATAGTTTAACTTGTTGGTGCCCTTGGTGGTTTATCTGCCAAGGGCATAATGTTTAGTAAGCCTCTAGCTGACAATAATAAATTAAGCGCCGTTTAAAGTATATTCTTCAGCCTATCATAAATACTTTTACCGCCAGTAGCTAAGGCGGTTATCGGATTATTTATGTTATGCTTAAATGCTTCCCAATTGCTTGTGCCGATATTCGCTTTATCACTATCCTTAACAGTTTTAGCCCAAGCGTCAGACCAGGTATTGCCACGATTGCTAATGTTTTTAGCTTCCAGTAGCAAGCCCGGTAATAAGCCTAGCGGACTCTTGATTGCCTTACCCAAAGTGCCTGCACTTGGTTTTACTTTAGCTAATAATTTTTGATACTCCCAGAATTAATTCTGGGATTCTGGTTATTTTGCATAAATACTAATTTTGCACTTTCTCATAATGCTTTAGGATAAAGTGCCTCAAGAATATGCGTAAGAGAATTGGTAAGCTTGAATTTGACTGTGGCAGCCATTGTATTTACCATTTGACCGTCCACGTCGTTTTTTTTGTATTAAATTTCGCAAGCATATGCTCACCTTAGAAAAGCGAGACTTTCTATATACTACATTACGAGAACTTGCAAAATCGGTCAACTGCGAAATTTTAGAAATAAATGGAGAAGAAGACCATGTGCATTTCTTATTAAAACATCCACCAACAACCGCGTTATCTGAAATAGTTGGAAAGCTTAAGAGTAAAAGCTCAAAAGCTTTATTAGACAAATTTGGCTCTTTCTTATACGGCAAGTTGAATCGCACTGTTTGGAGCAGTGGATTCTTTTTATGTTCCGTTGGTGGAGCCATGATTGATATATTAAAACAATATATTTCTAACCAAGGTTCTTAACCCACCGTAAACGGAGGGATTGCAGAACCTGCTGTTTGTTCATGCCGTTGGTACTTTTGGTTTTCCTAAATCGTGACCAGTTAACAGCATGGGTGCTGTGGTATTGTAATTTGGACTTATTTCACCGACAGTTACCGGCTTATTTTTTCCAGGATGTGAAGGCGCAACAAGGTTGGTGCCTTGCATCACATCAGCTATTTTTTCTGCGCAACCTCTTAAAAATGCTTCTTTGTTCATTTAAAGTAATCTTGTATTTAACGGGTAATTTGTAATTGGGCTTGCGGCTTTGGTTTAATTTGTGGACTGATATTAAACATATTCTTTAACTTATCCATCGGGGGCACTTTAGAAAAAGCGCCGGTTGGCGTTGGCTTGGTAAAAATAGTTTTAAGCACACCGCTCATAGGATTGTTGCCTAGCTGTTTTAACCAGCCAAGCATATCCGATTGCTTTTCCAAAAAGCCACGTATAAACGCTTCCTTATTCATAATTCTTCAATTGTTCTTGAGCCAGCAATTGTTCCACTTGTTTATTAAGCTGTTCTTTTTGCTGGGCCAGATTATAGATATACTCGTCGGTTCCACGTCTAGTTTTAGTCCCAAACAACTGAGCGAGTCGACCAGCCTTAGGTTCAGCTAAATATCTTTGCACCAATACGTTTTGTTTCTCAGGTGGTAAAGCCGCATGCGATTTATATCTAGCCGCACGACCAATTACTTGTTTTTCACGTGCTTGCTGCCAATGCGGTTCCAGCAATTGTACCAATCTAGTACCACGAAGATCGAGACCTTCGGCACCAGCACTGCTGATCAGCAACGCTTTAATCTTGTCGGCATTGTATAGCTTAACCATTTCATTGCGTAACTTGTCAGGAATGTCACCAGTAAATACACCGTGAGGAATTTTACTTTTTTCCAATAGCTGTCGGTAAGGTTCCACACCGGAATTTAAATAGTTGGAATAAACTACGGCTTTATAACTGGGATCTTTTTTATTCTGTTCCTTAAAATAATCGAAGGCAGCTTGAGCTTTAGCTGACTCTAAATTTTTCTTATTGGTAATGTATTCGAGATTAGAGTCAGATGCTTGACGAGGTCCAGTAAGAAAAAACCGCATACGATCTAATTCGGCCTTGTTTGCTGGTAGATTGTATTTTATTTTCATCCTCGTGATCCAGTCAGCTTTGTGCATCAACGTGTTGTACAAATCCGTCTGCTTTTGGCCCATCGGTATTTTATGTACTTCTTCAGTAACAGCCGGATATTGCTCTTTGGACGCGGGATGGAAATCGACGTATTGATTTAATACTTTTTTAAGCTCTTCGGTATTTTTTAAGGTGGGTACTTCACCAGGTGTAAACCCTCTAAATTTTTGCCACCAAGTCAATGGGACTTGTTTAGTTCCAGTGTATTGTTTTTCAAATTCGATCTTATCCTTGGGTAATACTTCTTTGCCAGCCGCCAGATTAATTAAATTCGCCATGTCGTGTGGATTATTAACGACTGGCGTACCTGATAAGAGTAACCGCTTCTTGGCTTGGGTTTTTGCTAATTCTTGTTGTAGTCGATTTTCCCGTGTTCGACTACGTTGCGCTTCGTCTACAACCAATAAGCCACCGGGGCTGTCATAATTACCTAGGCCTTGTCGGGCTACCAGCTCTTGGGATACTAACTTTATATCTTCTGGATGCTTACCTAGCCATTTCTGCATTTCTTTTTCGTAGTTCTTCTTGAGTGCAGCTGGAGCAACTACGGTGGTTGGCAAGCCTAGTGCTTTATATGCCGCAAGGCTGGCGAGTGATTTACCCGATCCGGTAGAATGACTAGCCACTAAACCTGGTTGGTTTTCATTCAGCAACTTATCGACCAACCGTTGCTGATGCGGCTGAAGATTAAAATCAATGTTCTGAGTTGGCATTTATTTTAGTTTAACCCATTACATTCTTGCTTTAAAGGGAATTGTGGTTAATCTGTGGATATGGCATTACAAAAGATCAACGAAGCATTACTACAGGAAATTATAGCCAAGTATCAGTCAGATGAAAATTTAAGCCTACTTAAGTTAGGGCAGATGTACAACGTCAATGTTGGAACCATAGAATACCAATTTAAAAAACGAAAAATAGTGACACATGCGAAGTTTAAACGAAGCAAAAAATTTACAGAAGAAAAAATACAAGAAGCAATTAAGCTTTATCAAGAAGACGAAACATTAAATTTAACTAATCTTGGTAAACGTATAGGATTAAATAGAAAAATACTGCGTCATCATTTTTATATTCGCGGCATACCGATTCGGCAATTGCCATACGGCTATAACCGTAGAGAAATGCCTGAAGAGTTAATTCAAAAAATGATTCGTAATTATACGGAAAACAAGCAATTAACTTTAACGGCATTAGCTAAAAGCTTTGATCTTCCGACTTCTTATGTGTGTAAAGCCTTTAAAGAAAAAGGAGTAGAACTAGACTTAAAACGTGCCACGCATCCCAGACTAGCTGAAGACGAGCAAAAAGAAGTATGTCGGTTATACATGACAGGTGTAGGCGCACCTGAGTTATCAAAGAATTTCGATATAGGTCAAGATACGGTTATGAACTATGTTAAGAAACATGGCGGCGTAGGTCGAACTAGATCACAGCGTATGACCAAATACAGTGTAGATACTTCTTATTTTGAAAAAATAGATACGCATAACAAAGCTTATTTTTTAGGTATGCTGATTACTGATGGATATTTAACAAGTACTTCAAGTATAGGTATACAGCTACAAGCGCAAGATCATAACGTACTAGAATTCTTAAGAAACGACATTCAACTTGAACGGCCGTTGACTTATACAATACGAAAAAACCGTTGGGCTAAAGAAAGAAACGACCAAGGAGTAGCTATGTGTTATTCCTATATATTATCGATAATGAATGCAGAGTTATATCAGCAGCTATTAAAATTAGGAATTACACCAAGAAAAAGTTTAACATGTAAATTTCCTTCTTGTGTACCGAAAAAATATCTCATGAGTTTTTTATGCGGTGTATTCGATGGTGATGGTTCGCTGCCGAAAGAGTATAAGCGTGCAAAGTATAATTTAGTTTTCTATGTTAGCACCGCTTTTGCAGTGGATTTAAAAAAAGTACTAGATGCCACTTTTAATATATCTGCGACCGTTAGACAAGTAGGCAAAATCAGCACAGTGTCAGTGTACCGAGAATGTAGCATATATCAAATATTGAAGCAGTGCTATGCTAACCTAGACCCTAAAAATTGCGTTCAACGTAAATATTTACGCTTTCTCGAACTACGTAAAAAGCTAATTGAAAAAGGCCGAATTGCTTCAACCGATTAACGTTGATATACTTAGACAAATGGATAATACCTATTTAGTCAATTCAGAGTTAAAGTTTGGAAAGCATAAGCACGACCTTGAGTTTCCAAAGAGCAACGACTTCTTTTCATTAACCTCGTCACTTATCCCAGGAATAGGTGGCGTTAATGCGGTTAGAGTTTTACTCGGTTCGAAATCAGCGGCCCAAGCAATAACTCTAACCAATCGTGAAGCTCCATTGGTGCAAGCCAATGCTGGTGGTGATTCTGAGTCAGCGGTTAAGAAATACGGTAAGTGGTTATGCATACATGCCGCTGATGACGGGGAAGTAGCGAGCATTACACCCGATGAATTGATTTGTAAGGAAAAAGGCAAGACCAAGGTATACGAGCTGTACAACAACTACAACGTGGGTCGCAAAACCTACATGAGTAACTATCCTAAGGTGGCTATCGGGCAACGTTATAAGAAAGGGGATTTGCTCGCCACGTCCAACTATACAGACGACAAAGGTCAGCTAGCCCTAGGTATAAATTTAACAACAGCAATCGGTACGGGAAGAAAAGGCGCGGGCTTTGAAGACGCGATAATTTTATCTACTTCAGGTAGTCGCAAACTACAGTCTGAGCAACAAATTCGGCTGAGTGTAGAAAAAAAGTTTGGAGTCGACGTCAACAAGGGTAGGTACATCTCGCTGTTTCCCAACCGCTTCTTTAACAAGCAGTTAGATAAAATCGATAGCGACGGAGTAATTAAGGTTGGATCGAAAGTAGAACATGGCGATCCACTAGTCTTAGCGTTCACTCCTAAGGCCGTAAAAGCCACAGACTTGGCTCTGGGAAAATTGAGTAGCCTATTAAAGAATGCCTATACTGACCACGTAGTAATCTGGGATCACGAAGCGCCAGGTGAAATAGTTGATGCTGTAAAAGCTGGCGAGCTTATTTCGGTTAACGTTAGATTCAACAACGCCATGATGGAAGGCGACAAACTCAGTAATCCCTTCGGCGCCAAAGGAACCGTGAGAATAATTCCAGACGCACAGATGGTTCAGCTTCCAGACGGCACAGTTCCAGATGTATTGCTCAATTCCATGTCAATTACCTCGCGCGTTGCGCCAGCCCTTGTATTGTCAATGGGCCTAGGTAAGGTTGCGCAAAAGACAGGCAAGCCGCAAATGTTTCCGCAATTTTCGAAAACTCCAAATTTGGCAGAAGTGGAGAAAACGCTCGAGAAACACGGCGTCAGTGAATTGGAAGAGGTTTACGATCCAATTTCCAATACGCATTTAAAGATGACTGTAGGCCCATTGTATTTTACAAGGTTAGTTCACAACGCAGAAGATAAGGTTAGCTATAAATCACAAGGGAGTGGCTATACGCTAGACGCCACGCCAGGTAAAACAAATGAAGAGGCAACCAAAAGAATAGGTAATTTAGGAACCACGGCATTACTTAGTCATGGCAGTGAAGAGGTACTAAAAGATTTCACATTAATTAAATCGCAAAAGAATGATGACTTTTGGCGGGCTATGAAATTAGGCCAGCCTCTTCCTGTACCTAAAGTGCCGCAAATATTTGAAAAGTTTATTGCTTCGTTACAAGGCGCAGGAATTAAGGTTACGCAGCGAAATAATAAATTTCAACTGCTGCCGATGACCAATCAAGATATTGGTAAGATTTCCAAGCACGCCATTGACAATCCACTTACCTACAAGGTTAAAGAAGATCAGTTGATTCCTGAACCGGGCGGCTTATTTGATCCTGAAAAAACAGGTGTATTCGGTAAGGAGTACAACCACATTGATTTAAACTTCGCTATTCCTAACCCAATCTCGGAAGACTATTTGCGCAAGGTGTTCAAGGTAACTAAGTCGCAATATGAAAAGATGGTTACTTCGGGTGAGATTAAACAAAAACTAGAGGCATTGGATTTAACCAAAGAAATAACCAAGTATAAGGAATATCTCAAGTCTGGTCGTAGAACCGACCGTGACGATGCAGTAAAGATTCTTGGGTTTTTGCAGACCCTTAAGAAAAATAATATAACACCTAAAGATTTGCTATTGAACAAGTTGCCGGTTATTCCTGCTATTTTTAGACCAGTGGTTGCGCAAGGTGACATGACATTATCTGCTGATGTGAACTATCTGTACAAGGACATGATGCTGAATAATAATGCTTTGAAAGATACAGCTAATGTGCCTGAGCACGTGGTCGAGGAATTGAAGAAGAAGCAATATGAAGGTGCCAAAGCAATTTACGGCTTAGGTGATCCAATCAGCGTTAAAAATCAGGAAAAAGGGTTCAAAGGATTGCTGGCAAAAGTAATAGGGCTAAAAGGTGTCAGTCCTAAAACTTCAATGTTTCAAACCAGCGTAGTTAATCATTCGTTGGATTTGGTTGGCCGTGGTGTTGCGACTACAGATGCCACGTTGCATATGGATGAAGCTGGGATGCCTCAAAACTTAATTTGGAGTCTATACAAGCCGTTCATTATGCGCAGGTTGGTTCAACGAGGGATACCGGCAACCAAGGCTACGGAGTATATTGATTCGCGCAATCCATTGGCTGTTGAGGCGCTGCATGAAGAATTAAAAATTCGGCCTGGCATTATTAGTCGAGATCCAGCGTTGCATAAATTTAATCTTATGGGATTTTATTTAAAACCACACGCAGATCCTAAAAATAGTACTATAGCATTAAATCCATTAGTATTCAAGGGATTTAGTTTGGACACCGACGGTGATCAAGTTAATACTAATATTCCGGTATTAGAATCAGCACGCCAAGAGGTTATAGATAAGATGCTTCCTTCAAAATGCATCGTGCACCATAAGACCATGAGCTTTGCACAAACACCTCAAAATGAAGGAGCTTTAGGGTTATACACGCTCTCTAAGCCATCCAAAAAAACCAAGGTGCACAAGTTTGCAAATGAAGCAGAGGTAATTAAAGCTTACAATTCTGGTTTGTTGCAACCCGACGATCAGGTAGAATTGGCGAATAAATGAATTATTTAACTGAACAAGATAAACAATACATTATAGAAAATGAAACGAAAATATCCGCCAAAGAATTAGCAGTTAAGTTTAATAAAAAAGTAGGAGCTATCCATCGAGTATGGCGAAATAAAAACGAACCACGAAAAAGCAACTGGGGAAAGTTTATAAATTTAGATCCAGCGCCAATAATTGAGACTTATTGCGATGAAGGCTTATCTAAGCTTGAAACAGGTAAAAAACACGGCGTACCTGAGGGAGTAGTTACACGTATATTAAAACAACAGAACATCCCAATCCGAGATTTAACTGATTCGCATAAAAAGTACGATCTAAACGTAGACACATTTAAAGAGATCGACACACAAGAAAAAGCTTATTGGTTGGGGTTTTTATACGCAGACGGTTATGTGCACAAAGAACGAGGAGAAGTAAAGTTATGTCTAGCAGATAAAGATTATGGGCATTTAGTTAAATATCAAAAATTCCTGCAATCGAATATTCCTATTAAATCAGATAAAGGTCCAACCAAAATTTTACATCCTTCCAGCAGACTAACCGTGTGCAACCGCAAATTCACAGATCATTTAATCGATAAGGGCTGTACGCAGGCTAAGAGTTTTACCACAGTTTTTCCAACGTGGCTAAAAGAGGAACTAATACCCGCGTTTATTTTAGGCTTAATGGATGGCGATGGCTGTGTGCGGGTAGCCCAACGGCGCTGTGCCGTGCAGTTTCTTGGAACATATAAAATAGTCCAACCAATCCACGACTATTTGTTAAAGCACGCAATTATTAAAACACCAAAACGAGTAATGTTTGACACACAATGTCCTAAGATATATACCGTAAATGTGTATGCCATCGCTGACATCTATGCACTATACGATCACCTCTATTCACAATGCCCTGTTTGGTTGGATCGCAAGAAAGCTAGGTTCGAAGAGTTTTTTAAGATGCGTGAGAGTTTAGACATTGAGAAAGCAAAGCGTAAATAGTATTATGGTTACTAGGGAAGAATATTTTGCGGCTTCGCCATTGCAGCAAAGGTTGTGGTTGCTGGAAGCTTTACGGACGTTGGAACAGATATATAAAGGTGAGCATCCTTTAACGGGTACACGACAAGCTGGTCGAATAGCTTATATACGAAATCAGATGACTCAATTTGTGTTGAACGTAGCTGAATGGACTGAAAATGAATTGGCTTGAAAAGATTAACGCCGATTTAAAGAAGGCGAATCGACAAGAATATAATCGAAAATGGCGGGAAGAGCACAAAGACCATATTAGGCGCACTTGGGCGGTTTACAAAGAAAAGCACAAAGAGAGGCTCAAACAACAGCGCAGAGCTAAAAATGAAGCTAGGGCTATCGCTGAAGGGCGGGTCTTCAAAACCAAAGAACAAGGCCAAGCGAATAAAAAAAGAAAACTAGAGCAAAAAGCAGAACGCGCCAGATTGAAAGCGTTAGAAACACCAGAAATAAAACTCGCACGTAGGTTGCAGCAACTTAAAGATTACAGAGAACGAAACAAAGAACGCATAAAATTACGCGAAAAGCAAAGCCGGCAACGCAGGCGGGAAAAACTTAAAAACGATCCAGCGTTTAAATTAAATCATGGCATTTCTAATGGCATACTAAAGGCGTTAAAAAGAAGTAAAAATAGGTATCATTGGGAAAAATTAGTACCATATACTTTAGACCAATTAAAAGTGCATTTAGAAAACCAATTTGTGGAAGGTATGACGTGGGAAAATCATGGTAAGATTTGGCATATCGACCATATCAAACCTAGATGCTCTTTTAATTTTTCTTCGCCGCAAGATGAAGAATTTCAAAAATGCTGGGCTTTAGATAACCTACGCCCTCTTTGGGCCGTAGATAATCTTAAAAAAGCCATTGAAGATAGAAAACTTAAAGTAAAAAAATAATCATGAATAAGATCGGTTCCATTTTAGAAGATATCGACCAACTTGTTAAACAGGCTTTCATACCTGCTTCGTCTGGCAGCCAAGGTGGAGGTCAGCTAGGCCAAGCACCACAAGGAGGATCGGATCCGCAACTCCAACAGCTATTACAGCAATTGCCACCTGAAATCGCGCAACAGATATCTAGCCTTCCAGCCAACCAACAAATGCAAGCGTTACAGCTGATGATGGCTGGCGCTGCACCAGCCCAAGCGCAACAAGATCCAAGCCAGGGTGGCACACAAGCTCCACAAGATCCCAATAAGCAGCAAGGACCACTAGAAAGTAAAGGTGAAGTTATTGGGAATCCTCCAACTGATCTAAATGAATCTACAATTAGTATTCGTATTCGTGATTTACTTGATCTCGTATCCGGTGGTTCGGCAACGAAGTCTACGTTAAAAGTACAAGAACATGTAGATAAGAATAACATCCGGCAGCAACAACTACAGGCTAAGCTTAAGCAGGACCAAGAGAAAATGAAAGCTAAGCAGGAAGCGGAAAAAGCTCAAGCAACCATGGCCAGCCAAGGAGGCATGATGGGGCCTGGAGGTATTTATGGTCAGGACCCAAGCCAAGGTAATGCACAACCTCAGCAAATGCTCTAAACAAACTAAATATGGATTTTAACGTGCTTAAATCGTTTCTGGAAAAAGCGGCTGCGGCTACCCCAGAATTACAAGATACTGTCGGTCAACTTCAGTCTATGCTGGCTGGACAAAACAAAAATCAGCCTACGCCTGAAGGTAAGTCCGTATTGAACCCGGAATTGAAAAAGAAAAAAGAAATTGAAGACATATTTCTTGGAAGCACGTTAAAAGATCTAGATAAGAAAGAGCAAACGTTATTTGGTCGCCGCCCCAAGATCAAAACTTCCATGCTGCAGATCATTTGCAAAAAGGCTGCAGATAAAGAATCATTGTTACGCATTCTATGCAAAAAACTACGGTAGGTAAAATACTTCTTAAGTCTCACCTACCCGCCGACCTGCATCCACTCATTGATGAACTGGAGTTGGATAAAAGCGGCACAGGTAAATTGCTATCTGCGCTTTACGAGAAGCATCCCAATGACTATGCGACGATTCTATCTAAGTTGCATTTGTTAGGCTTCGATACTTCCGCTAGATTAGGTTCAACAGTATCCATCGCAGATTTACATTCACCAATCGACAAAGAAAAAGAATTTGCAGCACTTGAAAAAGAGTTGCAAACGGCCGAAAAGCTAGAAGGTAAGGCCAACCAGGATCGAGAAAAATTAAAGATATTTGGTCAGTTCAACGATCGCATAAATAAAGCCTTGGTTGACGTTGGTGTAGCTAAAGATCAAACGCTGTCTAAGATTGTAAAAGCTGGCGCCCGAGGATCACCGACTCAATTAAGGCAGACTATTTTCGCTCCGGTATTGGTAGCGGATCAACAAGGCCACCCAATTCTAGATAAGCCGATTAAAGCCAGTTATGCTGAAGGCTTAAGTTTACCTGAATATTTACTGTCAGCTTTTTCTGGGCGTGCCGGTTGGGTAGGAACTAAACTATCCATTGCTGATTCAGGTTTCCTGTCCAAGCAGTTAGCTAGAGGTATCATGCAGCTGCAAGTGGAGGAAACAGATTGCAACACACCTAATGGAATTTCAATTAGTGTAGACGATAAAGAATATATAGGTACATTTTTAGCTAAGCCCGCAGGTTCATATAATCGCAACAACGAAGTGACGGCTAAAGTATTGGCGGATCTACGAAATAAAGGCGTATCTTTTATTGTAGTCCGCAGTCCGATTACTTGCACAGCCAGCAGACATTATCACACAGGGGCTGTTTGTGCCATGTGTTGTGGTAAGCGTGAAAAAGGATTACCTAAGATTGGTGACTATGTAGGGCTTACTGCAGCCACTGGAATTAGCGAAGGGTTGTCGCAGGGTAGCTTAAGTTCAAAGCATTCAGCGGGCTCCGTAGCAACCGCAAATGTGGCTTCTGGTTATGACCTAGCTAAACAGTTGCTTGAAATACCTGAAACATTTAAAGGTAAAGCTGCAACAGCTGCGCATGAAGGTGCAGTAAAAAATATACATACCAATCCTCAAGGTGGTTCAACTATAACCGTAGCCCAGACTGACGGTAAACAAGCTGATTATTATGTGCCTACTGGTTTGGCTGCTAAGGTTAAAGTTGGTGACCAAGTTGAAGCTGGAGACGTCATGTCGGAAGGTATTCCCAATCCTTACGAAATAGTAAAGTATAAAGGAATAGGTGAAGGTCGCAAACATCTAGCCAATGCTCTGCGTGAAGCTGCTGAATCAGGTGGTATATCTGGCGTAAGTAAAAAGAATTACGACATTGCTGCTAGAGGCTTATTAGACCACGTATTAATTACTCACCCAGAGGGTTTAGGCGACCATGTTCCAAACTCAATAGTTTCTTATCAAGCTATTGAAAAAAATTATACGCCTAGGGAAACAGCTAGGAAAACCTTAGTAGACGCAGCCGTAGGTATGTATCTGGAAGAACCAGTACTGCATTTAACCATTGGCACCAAAATTACTCGTAAACTAGCCGACTTCTTAAAGAGCCACGGAGTACAATCCGTCATTGCTCATCCGCAGTCACCTGGGTTTGAACCTGAAATGATTAGGTTAGGCGCATTGCCTGAACACGTTGATGATTGGATGACTGGCTTATATAGTACACATTTGGAACGTAAATTGATGCATGCCGTAAATAATGGAATGACTTCAGACGTAGAAGGTTATCATCCAGTACCTAGAATTGCTTTTGGGTCTATTGGTGCCAAACGCGCAGAGGAGATAGATCAAGCCCCTTCTTATACGCTCTAATTATCTTTTCAAATTAAATAAGACCTAGCAAATCAGCCCTTTATATTGTAAGATTATTTAAGAAGTATTTATGAACGACACCATTAAGACTGCCGCTGCCGATCAAGAGTTTGAGTCAGCATTTTTCCAATTAGCTTACGACAAACTGCAATCAAAACTTTTCAATCTTCTACCTTATCTCGTTGGATTTGAGACAGTTACAAAGTCAGACGACAACGCTAAAGCCGTAGGTGTCTTCGGCTTTAAGAGTCAGAATGACCAAGTATTGTTGGTGCCTGTATTCTTCATTAACGGTAAAGTAAAAGAACCTGAGTTGTTGTATTCTAAAAACAATAACCAGTATTACCCGCTGAATGAAGATTTTGCCAACATGTTTTTGCAGGACGACGTTACCGGTTTAGGTCGCGTGTCAAATGAGAAAAGGCAGGCGCTAGAGCAAAGCTTAGGTGGCGTAGACTATCGCGATTTAGTATTTCCTCCTCGTACCGGCCGTATCTCTTATGCTTCGGTTATCGATTACATTAAAGAGGAAGACAATAACGTAAAGCAAGCGGCTTGGGATTGCATGGCTGAAAATCCTGACTTTCTTGAATCGATGCTTAGGTTTTATTCTGAAGGAGAAATTGCTTCCGCTTTAGTACCTAAGGTGGCTGCTGAGAAAGTAGCCAAGGTTACTGTGGTTAGTCCTAAGGATGGCAATAAGATTCCAGCGGAAAAGAAATTGGAAGTAGCTAAAAAAGGCTACGGCATTGTTGACAATCGGCTGGACGTTGAAAAGAGTAAATGGGGACCGTTCCAATATCCTACTAAGTTTGCCAGTCCTTCAGAATCAGGTTTCTATTCGTATTTAACTCATTGTGGTACTCTACGCTATGGGTTGATTTTATTGAAGCCGTTTAAGTTAACTTCTCAGCTAGGTACGGAAGATGCCTATGTGATTGACTTATCGGCGGACAACCTAGGCTATACATATCAGACTCCAGCTAATTCAATTTTTATTCGTGAGCAAGTTAAAGTCGAGGATTTCTCTCAGATATATAAGATGATGCAGGATCCGGCAGAAGGAAATCCCGATTTCAATAAGAAATACATCTTGATTAACGAAAAGCTTAAATGTTCTGAAGCCTTTACCATTATTCAGAATTTTAAAGATCAGCACGGCTTACGGCGATTAGTGGTGCGCCGTGAGCATGATCTTTGCAACTACAGTGACTATCACGACGACAAGAATAACCAAGATCTAAAAACCTCCAAGCCTTGCGTTACTCGGTTTTATAAAGAGCCTAGCTATGATACGGTTACTGTTGTATTTACCAAGCTAGAAGGTGAAAGCGCAGATTTCAAAGGGCCGATCGTTTATCTACCTAAAGGATTCAAGTTACTACAGGTAAGCACAAATATTTGGGTTGATGAAAAAATCAATTGGTCCGAAGATAGTGAAGAGACCCGGGAAAAGAAACGGCAAAAAGCCGAAGAACGCGAAGCTAAATTAAAAGAAGGTAAGCCTGGTGGCTTGTATTGCTTAACGGCGTCATTACGGGAACAACATATTTTCCCGATGTCTGTACGTACCAACGGTAGCGAATTCTTTGCCAAGATTAAGGACGTTACCAAGAAATACGACAATGCACTGGCAGCTAAAATTGGTATGGTTATAGATTTCGGCCTGGATGAAAAGGTCGGCGAAGAATTAATTGATTCAGTTAAAATAGACCAGACTTTGAATGGAGAATTGAAGCTGGCATATACGGGTGATTATTATCCCCAGATGGTTGAGGAAGCCGGCCAAGCAGGTGAATTAGGTATTCCTACTACTTATGGTATTCCACATTTTAACGTAGCCCCAACCAGCGGCAATACTTATACTGGTGATCCTACTCGCCGTAACATGGCGGCTAAAGATGAAGCCGGTAGCCAAGGTGGGCCTGGGAGCGCTATTCAGCAAGCTATAGGTATGGCTCAAGCCGGACAAAAGCAAATCTTCGATACCCAGTCCATCGCTGCGTTAGCTAAGTATATCAATCCTAGCGATAAGGTTATTTCTTATATTCCAGATTTCGTAGGTACGGTAGATAAATTAGGGCGTATCTTATTTATGGTTCATTGGGACATTGATAAGTTTCAAAAGATGTACGGCTACGATGAACTACCAGAGTTAATTGAACTCGTTAAAAACGTATTTAAGAACTTAGGTGATTTAATTATTTTCTTGAAACGTAAGTTCCCAGATATCAGTATCAATAGTAACGAGAGCATGCCGGACAAACTGTAATATGGCTTTATATTTGGACGAGCTGCAAGCAGGGATAGACGGGTTTACCAAGCAGGCTGATATATTTTCAGCTGGTAATGTGAATCTATTCCCAATGATCACTTCGCAGCAAAAATGGCGTTACGCTAAAGATGGCGATAAGCTGCATTTACATGATGGCCAACGGGTGTATTCGTTTACTGCGCCTGAGCCTTCAACTGAATTAGACTTTGAGCTGCATCGCCATGGAGACGCTACGGATGAAGTATTTGAATCAGCGACTACTAAAGGAACAGCCCAAGTACATCGTGCGGATCCGGGTTCAATTTATTTAACTTTGCACGAAGGTAAGGAAAATCCGACTTACACGTTAAAACATGTATTCGGAACTCAATGGCGTGGAATACCTAAAAAAAAGAAAGCAGTCAAGCTGGCTGATATTAATCCATCGGTAGTAGCTGAAGGCTTTGTTTCTGCCCTTACTAAAAAAGCAATCGACTTACCCGGTATATTGAATCGCGTCTTTCATGCTGGTATGCGGCCCGGCACGTCACAGTCGGTATTAATGAATGGCTTACTAGGCGCAGGCGCTGGTGGGCTATACCATGGATTAAGACAGTCTATTTATAACACACCAGAAGAAAATGCCGAAGAGAATGATGATCCTCGCACACTGTTGCGTAGGGTATTATTACCTGGTGTTGGTTTAGCTGGTTTAGGCGCATTACAGCAAAATATGTTTCCAAACTATTATAAGGCTTTGGAAAAGGGTCAAAAGCTAGATCCATTTAATTGAAGTTATGTCGGATTTGGTAAGCAAACAACCCAATACCCAGATAAACCTAAATGACTTATCTGCGGCAATTAGAACTGATCCATTACTACAACCACCTCAGAAACAGAAGATTCTGGATTTTATCCGTATTCCTAACTTCGTTGACCTTCTGAAAGGTGGGGCTTTTGGGGCTGGCTTAGCTTATGCAATTTCTAAATTTTTAGGCTTAAGTAAGAAGGCTCAACTATTATTAGCGACGGCGGGTTTAGGTATAGGCAACGCTTTACTAACTGCGCATGATCGAGTTTTTAAATATAACGCTGAACAAAAAACATACGAAGTATGACGAAGGACGATATTAAATTAGCGATTGGTACTTTGCTTAATAAAGAAGGCAAATCACTGGAAGATTTAGAATTGGCGTTGAGCAAACAGGCACAGGAAAAAAGCGCAGCTAGTGCTGCTGATATATTAACCAAGCTGTTAGGTTTTGGTGGTAATGCTTTAATGTCCTTGATTAAATGGCCTATGGCTGCCGGTGCCTTTGCTTCCATTCCTGCTGCTTATAGTGGGTATAAAATGTACGCAGCTAATCAGAATAGCGATAAAAAGATACTGGAAGCTATGGAAGAAAAGCGTAAGATCGAGGAAGCTAAAGCCGAAATCGATTCTCGTAAATTACAACAGAACTATGTTCAATAGCGAATTTTCAGTATCTGATGTTTCTAGTCATAGCGTCCCTGATCCGGCCGGTGATTTGGAAGCAAAGCTATTTGGTCGTAAAACAGTTAAAGACACTATCGACCAATTTGAGCGCGAGATTGGGATTGCTCCCATGCGCAAAAAAGTTAACAGCAGAATTAAATCTTGCGTGTTAGCTCCAGCCAACAACGAAGATAACGAACTGCTGGAAACAATTTTAAATAATCGCGAAAAGTATACGATTATTGGTTCCGATAAAACATGGACTGCTCATGGAGATTATCGGTTGTTTTTAATATACGAAGAAGTGCTTGATAAAAAAGAAGAGGTAAAAAATGGCCGTTAATAAAATTGCAAATCCTACATTTAAAGAAAGTAATCCACAGCTAGCGTCATTGCTTCAGTACCTGTTGTTGGGTGCTGGTGCATTTGGTGGCTTACGGTTAGGGTCGGATATTCATAACGCCCAGATGTACGGTAATGAAAAGGCTAAGGATAAAAGCACCTTGGTTATTGATTTACCTGAAAATCGTAATCCTTATTTTAATCAGCAAAAGCAAGCAATTGAAAAAGCTGCACTTTCGTTCGATATTTTAAAAAGGCTGTTAGCCGATTACGCTATGCCGGTTGCGGCAACTGGTGCTGGATTTGTAGGTACCAAAGCACTTTATGACGCTTATCAAAAGCATAAGCTAAAGAAAGAAATCGATACGGCCAAGGCGGACTATATGAACAGCCTAGCTAATTTTAAACAAGCTTCTGAACATGTACCTACGCCAAACGTAGATAGCTTTTGTGAAGCATTGGCGACTGAAATGCATAAGCAAGCAGGTTGGAAATTACCGGCGGCTTTAGCTGGTGGTGTAGCCGGAACTAAAGCTATTGAAGCGCTGCGCAGTAATCCTTCTAATCCAAATAGCGTGCCGCAATCAGTACTGGAGAAGCTTTATCAAAAAATAGATGAAGGGTTGAGCAAGCAACGGCCTGGTTTAAACTCTTTGCCAGGCAGTGGGCTGGCTAAGGATAGTTTTAATATTGGTTTTGGTGGCGCCGGTTTAATGGGATTATACATGCTGATTAAAGCCAACATGAAACGCAGGGAAAAAGAGCAGAAGCGTATTTTACCCAGTTCGGTTGCATTGGATTATCAACCTACTAACGTATGAACAAAGACGCATTCATTGACGGGTTTGTAAAAGCGGCAACACCTATTGGTTTTTGGGGTGGCCTTTATAATACTATGGCTACCCCATTTGAATGGGCTGGTAAATACTTTTCAGGCACTAAACCATTATCTGCAACACATCCTAGCGTTCCTAAAGTTGAAGTAGCGCCGGTAAGGCTTCCAGGTGTGGGGGATTGGTGGAGAAACAAAAGCAGCTTTTTTCCTGTAAATACAGAAGGTGAAAAAGAATGGGGTGGTTTAGGACATGCCGCAGGAATTATACAGCAACATCCTGTAGTAAAAGACTTAGCTAAATCCTGGGGAGCTTTACCTAACCTAGCTAAATGGCTTATTCCTATGGGCGGTATGGCTTTACTTGGCGGTGCATTTCGTGGTGGTGGCGGGTCACCTAATATCACAGTAAATGTTCCTCCTGCTGGTGGTGGCAGTATTCCATCTCAAGCTATGTTTAGGACGCCTACAGCAGGTTCAGGGTTTTTCAATACTACCCAGTAATGAACACGGACATTTCACATTTACACGATTTACCTTTGCCGGACCATCTTCGTGGTTTTCATGACCCGGATAAAACTAGGCAGTGGATGCGCGAGAATGTGGTAAATGCGTTCAACGAACATTTAAATAAAATTGAGACGCCGGACTTTAAATTAAGAGTAAAGAATATCCAAGTAGAGGATCCAAATAAACGGTTTACTCTAAAAGAGCAAAAGCAAGCGGTATTGGAACGTAAGAGTTTAACCAATACCATTAAAGGTGACATTGATTTGCTTAATAAAAAAACCGGCGAAGTAACAGGCACCAAGAAAAATACAGTCATTGCGCACCTACCTTGGCTTACGGATAGAAATACAGTTATTCAGGGTGGCAATGAATATCAGCTGCAAAATCAGCAACGATTAAAGCCCGGCATTTTTACTAGGTTAAAAGAGACCGGTGAAGTAGAAGCGCACTTTAGCCCTGAAGCTGGTTCTGGTTTAGGTGGTAAGCTTATTATGGATCCAGCTAAAGCTACTTTCGTATATGAAATTGGCTCAGCGCAAGTAGGCTTATACGGCTTCTTAAAAGATATGGGTGTATCTGACGAGGAGATGAAACAAGCTTGGGGTGACGAAATCTGGCTGGCGAATAAAAAGACTTACAAGGGCAATGAAGTTGACAAGTTCTACGCCAAAGTGTTTTCTTACGATTAGCCAAATTTGACAAACACATAGGGTTGGGTTAGTGTGACCAATGTTAAAATTAATGACATTGGTCTTCTCGTTTATGGTTGCAACATTATCAGCGAATGAGGTAAATTTACCAAAGCTGGTTGACGCTATCTATATCGTAGAAGGTGGGACTAAAGCGAGTGTGCCTTATGGGATGCTAAAATATAAAGGAATGTCAAAAGAACAATTAACACCGAAATGCCTTGCATGTGTGACGCGTTACCATAAGCTGTGGAAAGCGCAAGGAAGCCAAGTTGATTTTATTGATTATCTTGGCAGTCACTATGCACCAACCAGCGGCAAAGGCGTTACAGCCTACGCAGCTAAAATAAATAAAAATTGGTCTAAAGTAGTTAAAAAAGTTTATGCAAGCCGATAACCAGGAAACTCCAGTATTACCAGCGTCACAAACTGAATTTTTAAAAAACTTGTTCGACAGTTACTCCAACAGTATCAAAGAAGCCGAAACAGCAACTGAGCAAGCCATCGCCAAAGTAGAACAAAATATGACGACCCTACGTGGAAATAAAATTGCTCTTGCCGCACAGAAACAAGTATTGCAGGCTTTAGAGAAAGATTTAAAGAAACTGCCAGCTTGATTGTTTTAGTCTTAGCTTGTTCCTGGGCCTCTGTGTGTTTTATCCTTTTACATACAGAGGCCCTTATTGAATATATAAAGGTCTTTCAATTATCTCGTTTTTTCTTCTTATCCGACTTCGACGAAATTAAGCAAACCTCGCCGAGCATGACTTATATTTCGTTCCTACTGGAATACCACAACAACTTCTTTACCCGTTTATTAGCCTGTCCAGCTTGTTTGGCGTTCTGGTTAAACCTGTTAGGCTGTGTAGCGATGCCTTGGTATTATTTAGGTTGTAGCTACTTTTTCACACTGATATTTTATTTCACCTTGGTTATACTGAGTAAATGGCACAATTAATTAACGATACGCTCGGCAAGATAATCAACATTACGAGCGAGGCAACGCATCAAGCCGAGTATAAACCGGCAGCCGACGCCAATGGTCAACCAGCTCCTAAGCCCAGCCACTGTAATCTTCCCGATCTACTGGATATTAGCTTAACCTTGGATTTGCCCACAATCACACCGATTAAAACTTGTGATTTAGACTTTGTGCCATTTCCGGTTATTCCACAATTGTTTATTCCCGACGATTTAACTTCACCTTGTGCTGATCATGGTATGACGGTGGAGATGACCTATATTCCAACCGATGGCCAAACAGTAGGTATTAATGCCAGTACCGCTTCAATGGTAACCGGTACATCGGTTGATTTTAAAACGGTTATTCCAACTACCGAGGGTTACCCGTTACCTAACATAACTGTCGATTTTCCGCTGACCGCAGACATTGTTAGCAACAATTTTACAATTATTCACGGTGAGCAGTATCAGGTTTATGCCACTGGAGAAAATCCAGTAGAAGCTGATGACTATATTACTTATGAAAGTAAGCCCTACCATGTGGGTGATGTATTCTACGGCAAAACCAATACGGTTGCTTCTAAATCAAGCGGCTTGGTTGGATTAAAACAAATTCAAACTCGGCGAGTAACCGATGTAAATACTTCTACTGTAAATGTAGCCACCCCATTTTCAATTGCCGAAAACAAATCAGATTTAAGTTGGACATTGAATCGGTTCGTGGTGCAAGTAGACGATACCCGGCCGGTAAACGCAAATTTACATTTTAGACAAGTAGATCCAAACGGCTGTGACTATCAGCTATTGGGTGAACTTAACTTAAATACTCCTTGTCCCGAAGGATTTGCTTTTGATTCGCAGTACAATAGTACGGCTACAGAATATTTAACTTCAAATGGCACAGGAACGGTTACGCGTAAAGCGGGTAACACATTGACTGATTTTTCAACATTAATTCCGCACGCTGTAGGCCAACCGTTACCTATATTGGAACTGCACGGCGAGGAAGCGACTACGCTTACGGCTAGTACGCAATATAAAGTAACCAGTGGTACCGTTACAGTAACAGGAGGTAATACTTATAATGAAGGAGAGTATATCAACCTGGCGGCTGGAGGAACAGTAACCGGCACTGGTATAGTGCGCAGAGCTTATCAAAATTACGTATCTTCAGTAACTGAAGACGCTGTAACTGTTTTGCCATTGCCTGACGGAGCTTATCCAGCTAGCGGATTAGAATCTAATAGTTGGCTATTAAATCGATTAGTGGTTAAAAATGATTCAGGCCCAAGTACATTTTTATACGTTAAGGATACGGATGACTCTTGTAGTGGAAAATTATTAGCTGAAATTAATTTACCAGCATTAACGGTACCTTGCAAAGATGGCACAGCGGTAACATGGAAAGTTCAAGGTGGAGAGCAACTAAATCCGGTTTTTAACTATGGTTATTCCGATTTAAATCCGTACACCAATCAGGAAATATTGACACACGAAAGTCCAATAAACCTTGGTAATGGAACTACAACCTATGACGGGTTAGCTAGTCAGTTAAACTCCACAAATAACTCTGGTTGGACAAACAACCTGGCCAAAGCTCCACTTGTTTTTGAAGCAGATAATTCAGTGCCATGCCAGACCGCTTTGACCGTACCTAACATGACAATGTATCCGCAAATACCTTTGTTTATTCCGGGTGCCAATATAAACATGAAATTTGGTTTCATAAGTAACCGGCCAGCTATTCAAATTATTGGAACAGGCACTAGCGACAGTGGAGGAGGCAGTACATCAGCTCCATCTTGCCAAAATTGCTGCCTTTGGGCTTAATAATCTATGGCTACTTTAACATACACAAAAGCACCGCAAGTTAACATAGGCGATAAAATACTCAGCCACCAATATAATGCGCTTGCGAAAGCTTTTAATGACCGCATAAATGGCGGTGCTGCCGATGTAGCTTACCGTATTTGGTGGTATGCACATTCATTGGTTAGAGGTATTAGGCTACCAATGGACGAATATAATTGGCCAGCTACAGATGAATGGTGGAAGGTGTTTGGCCCTTTAAATCCATTAGGATCCGAACAGTATATGTGGCCGGCTGAAGCGGGGCCTGGAGAACCTGGAGGAGCGAATGTATCCAATCCATTGGCCGGCTTTGTATTCGGACAAGAAACAAGTAAATTACTCAGTGAGGCCGACCGTATTTACATTAATAAATTAGACGATAATGTAATTCCGACTAACGAGTATACTGGGGATTTCCTTAAAGTTTGGAATCACGCCAAAGATCAACGCGGCTACATAAATTCCAAACCGAGTTTTCAAACAAATGCACCTATTTACCAAATGTCGAGGTATCTAGGTAACGTGCAATACAGCCAATTATCGCCATTTTTAAAATCGTATTCTACATTTAGACCAACACCATATAGCAATAAAAATGTAAAATGTACCAAGACTAATAGGCTAAAATACTCTTACAAGTTTATGCCCTTGGTTCCGGGTAAGCCAATACTCGAAGCAGGTACCTGCCAAGGAGAAAACGGGCATATCCAATATATTCATTACAGCGAAAATGCGTATATATTGTATTTCAGTGGCGCAAGCCCCTTTAACGATCCTTATAGTATTCCACCAAAACCAGCTGCGATAGTTAGCTTACTTTATTCTGACTATTTGGAAACCGGCTCAACTGGTGGCGGAGTATTTACTAAAGTTAAAAGTGAGCATTTTGATCAAATCGTAAACAACTATATTTGCGATGCTAGAGGTACCGAAACGGAATTAATAGCCAATAGCTTTGATATCCGTCGCACTGGTTTCAATTTCGAAAAATTCTTCACCACGCAATTTCGGTTATCTCCGGCGGTGGGTACGTATAAAAAAGTTAACGGCACTTATATTGCGACGGAAGATATGACGTCGTACCCAGCCTTTGCGATATTGCCTGTTCTTAAAAATACGGAGTATATTTCCGAATACACCACCAATGAGCTAAATAAAAAAACATTTAAAAGAATAGACGCCACAGGCTACCGATGTAACAACGAGGTGGTGGCTATTTGTGGTTATCCTTACGGAACACCCAAGTATGTCACAAGTTCTAACACAACTACGGGCTATGACGTACAGTTCGAGACTATAGGTTGCTTAGGCGGTTACATGGTCGCTTATGAAGGTCTAACAAAACAAATAGCTATAGATATCGTGGATTGCCCACCAGCGGTTAATGGTGTGGAACAACCTGAAGTATCACTGATACCTGACAGTGCAAAAAACGATACAATACGCGGAATTAAAGCGCTTTGGTTACGGGCTGGCAGACGACAAGAAGCAACAACAACAAGCTCATTGCCTTTTAGTCTAATTCATTATTTTGATAGTCCAACAAGACCCGCAGATAGAGTAAAAGTAAAAATTATTGCTATTGATGATGACGATCAAGACGCAAAAATAACGTTTACGACATCAGTTGGTTTTGTACATGTCGAACTGTTACAGCAACTATATTATCTACCGGATATTTTGGATGCCTACACCGTATTACGTTTAGGTTCAACTAATGGACTTCCTAGCTCCACTGGTTTCGATACGTTTATGTATGGCGTCAACGGTACAGCTGTGCAAACTATTTACGATAATTATTATAAGTACGGCGTGGTGCATAACAGCGTGGCGTCTATTGGTGTAGCGGATGATCACTTAAATGTAAATTCAACCTACGAATCTACACGTAAATTCATCAATGATAACTTACGTATGATTCCAAGAGCGCAGCTGACCGGATACGGCGTAATAACGGATCCAAATACAAACGTAGAAAAATCGGTACTATACTTCCGCAAAACAATTGCGAATAGATATAACGGCATAGCTGGTGCAGAATTTACAGATATATTGTATCCCTTAGTTACAAGTGATATTACTTCTTTAGTGAAAATACCGGCTAAAACGGATTTAATTGCCGGGCAGCCTTACATTGTATCTCAAACTACTTCTGACTTATGGATGCCATATAGAGCATACACCAACGAGACTGTACCAGCACCGTACTATAAAGTTAAATTAAGCTACGAACCTGGCGATTATGTAATTTATGCTAATCAAACTTATGCTCCACGGTCGGTTATAACTGGTGCGTCACAAACAGAACGTGCGTCTGCATCTTTTTCGCCTACAGTAAATGTACCTATAACTTTGCTTTTTAACCAAAACGGGCTAATGGTTAAAAATAAAGACATTACTGCTATTATCGCAGCACAAGAAGATGCGGGCATGATCCTTCCATTAAAGCTGACTTACGACTGGTACACCATACCTGAAGACAAACCAGCGTCTGAACAAGCCAATCCTAACGCAGAAGTTAATAACGGTTACAATTACTTTATATATCGCGATGCTGTATTGCGTAATGGTGGGGCGGTAGAAACTGATACTGTTGCTTCACCCAACAGTGTTGATATGAAGTCTGGACGTTATGCCATTCAGTATAAATATGAAGGTGGAGCTATATACGGATATTATTACTTCAATGATACACAAGCAAATCAAGCGGACTTCATTAATAAATATTCGCAAGTAACTTATCGATTACAAGTAGTACCTAAGGTTATTGCCAGCTCAAGTAAAGTAAAGGTGCTGCCACAATATAACGTGTTGCCGTTAACTTTAAATATCACTGGTTACGCGGCTAATAAAAAATATAAGATTGTACGCTTAACTGGTCCAGCCTCAGCCATAGTTGAAAAAGTACTCGTGGCCTACTATCAAGCACAGCAGTACACTGATGCATTAAACGATGTAGATGTTTATACAAGCAACGTAGCTGGACAAATACCAGGTATAACAAAAGATTCTGAAACTCAACAATGGCACAGGGTATACTGGACTACTGACAATGGGACCACTTGGACTAAGGGAAGTTTTACTTATGCTGAAAGGCATGCTACTGTTTGGTATGACTCAGTAGAAAAACAGTATCTCGGTGAATCTCAATTAGTTCCGTATGCCACAACTTATACAGTTGGCACTACGGATTATAAGGCTGTTGTTGCATATCGCGTAACAGGTGAAAATGTCGAAGGCAACGGTGTAAGTTATCAAGAGTTCACCTATTACCAAGACATACCTAGTATTTGGACTACGATTAGTAAATCGGTCAATGCTCGGTTTGTTTGGGGCAGCGCTACCATGGCCGAGCTATTAAAGATGGTCTCTTTGACTAATAAAGATTTACGAACAACAGGTAATGTAAAAATAGAGCAATACTTTGCTGGTTTATTTTCAGAGCAATACGACATAGATGCAATACTCGGCGATAATCCCGCGAATTACAAAAATTACAATGTACTGCACAAAGAAATATCCACGTATAGCTGGGCTGGGCCTGGAAACGCCATAGGAGGCTCGCTTCAAGCTTCCATACCGGTTGAAAATCAAATCGGAACAGCCTTACCTACAGCATTAAGCGTATATAAATTATACTCAGGAAAAGAGCGGGTAGCTTTTTCAAACGGAACCGGTATTGTAGAAAACAGCAACTACTTGGTTAAAAGCAATAACACCGCGAATTACGTAACGTATAATAATCAAAAATACTGCGCTGGTGAAACGTTTATAGGTGGAACTGCAACTACGTACGATGTGTCAGACCCCAGTGTAGTGATATTTTTAGTTGAATCAAATCTTACAGGTTCTTCTAATTTCGAAATATTCGGAGGCATGTTAGGTAAAACGGTAATGGATGGTACGGCTACAGAGTCGGGTGATACTTATGCCGATCATTCAGATCATTTGCTTACTTCTGACGATTATACTGATTCTGTGGTATACGCCGTAACCACTGGTAGTGTTACTTACAAAGAAGCAGGCGCCACGAAAACGGTAGGAGCGGGAGGTACCTTTGTTTGGAATAAAGATTGTAGCTTATTTAAACGAGTTAACGGCACTGAGCCAGTCGTAATACAGATAAACGGGATAATTAAAAAAGCGCCTAGGAACGGCACATCCAATGAATGGTCCATGTTTGCGGGATTCAATCATTACAATCCATCAAATAGTTCAGTTTGGAAAACCGATAATTATGGTGATATTTTACCGGTACTACACAATCGCTGTCATGTCGACTCGTACAATTTAGGCTATAAGGAGAAGTACGAAACTTTACGTAATCAATTTGCGTATGGTAACGCGCCAATCATGGTTTCAGAAGCTTCACCTGGTTATACTTATCTAGATGGTGTAATCGGCACAAATGCGAGTAGAGATTTTTTCAGCAGTTGCCAGATTTATACTCCACCTGCGCAATTGGAATCAGTCAAACTACTTCCAGCTCAGAGTACGGACAGTATTTGTACCGGTGGTATGGATTACGACCAAGTGGTGATGACTTTTACCGGCCGGTTGCAACATGCAAAAATTACCACTTCTTCTACTAGAGCTATAAACGCGCATATTGGCGCTGGAACTACGGCTAGTTGGACAGCATTAAAAAAAGATCTGGAATTAGAAACATATCGCACAGATGAAAATGGCATTAGAGAGTATTTATGCGGCATTATAGGCAATGGCTTACATAATCAATTTCCAGACAATCTCGCTACGCCGGGCTATGAATGTCGACGAGGCTTAATAGGTGATCAAGCTCCAGACGGTGATCTTTATCATTCAGGTGATTCACCATTTGGTTGCTGCCATCCTAGGTTTTATTTTATTAGGAATGTTAGGAAAGTTTATCAAGATAATAACGACACTGTGGATCTAAACATAGATTCACATATGTTAGCTTATGACTTTCGAGTAATGGAGTTTTATTTAAGAGCTATGTGCGGAGGGTTCTTAAATTTAGCAGCAACCAAGGTCAGCGATTACTGCGTTGAAGGATACGAAGACTCGTTTTACGCTGACTATACTTTTGAAGAATTATGCTACCAAGGCATGCAGCAACTAGCAGTTCCTAAATGGGTTTGTGGCGAGGATGCGGAATGTACAGTAGAAGTAAATAAGCCACCGAATGAATTTGCAGTATCTGCCGTGGGTGTACGATTCCAATTTAGTGTACCTGCAACGTTACATGGCACAAGTAAACCGGTAGCCCTTTACGCTAATTCAGTTACATTTGTTACCGTAGACGAAGAGACTTCTGTGAGTTTTGAAGATGGAGGTTGGCGAACAGTTGAGGCTGCGTTTTTAACTAATCCAGCTGGAACGCAGTTAGAATTTACAACTACGTTAACGTGGGAAGGGAAACAGGCCTATTATACTATTTTCCAACTCAAGTACGACGACGACGTTACAATAGACATAACAGGGTATGTGATAGGTCAAAAGCATATTCTGTATTTCCCATTTTTAGCGTCAGAAACATTAAATACACAACGCTACGGTTATTCGTATCAAACTACTGTGGTTAGTGCCAATACCGGACAAATTACAATAAATAACTGGACAGCAACTACGACCACCTTTTTTGATAAAGAGCATGCTTGTAAGGATGGCTGCACGTATTACACAGACTATTGTAAAACATTGCCAGATAGTTGCGCACCTACCGGTAACATCGGCTGCGCGAACGTAAATTGTAGTTATACGATAGAATCGGTTAATGCCAAAGGTTTGCTGGGTACAGAAATGCTGGATAAACCAGGGTTTATTGCTTGTGCCGTAAGCTACAACGTAATCGACACGATAGACGTTGAGTCCAACATTGTAGGTAGTGAGTCAAATCCAACGTACACGTTAAATTGGCCGATGTCCTATGGCTCTGTTTATGACGTATACGTAAGTTTTGCTACTACCACTCCAGTGCCACCCGGTGATTGGGCAAAATTAACAGCTGACGCCAAAAGTCCAATCACCTATCGTAAAAGTGATCTTATTGAGACTACCACTGAAGATGTAACCGATTATGTTGAATATGGTGGGTTGGTTCTTGTACCAAATAGAACCAACAATCCGACGTTGGTATTTCCAAAGTTTACGCCGAATATTCAATCTGACGTAGACACTAACGGTGTCACCTATTATTACATCGCAGGCGAGGAGCTAATTCCAGATGTTGCGACTCCTGGTGCTGGGTTAGAAAAAGCCCCAAGTGTGGCCTTGATTGTAGAGCCTGCAGATAGGGGTGAAACAACTAAAACTATTATTTCTCAACCGAGATTTAATAATGCTTCGCCTGCTGTGGTTGGTGGAGCCTTTGTGGGTGCTAGGATACTTTCTGGCGGTGTATTCACAGCTATCAATGTGAAGGCGCGGTTGGTTCTAGGTTTACCGTTAAATGTAACGTTTAACGATTTGACAGCTGGTGAAGCCTACGTTGTTACCCGTACAGACACAATTGAAACTGTTGAAAACAATCAAACAACAAGCATAGCAACGACCATAACTGTAGGAGAAATTTATGCACCTGCCGGTAACACCTCTGCAAGTATAGTGGACCCTTTTGACTATGATCCTCGAGTGACTAAAATGGAATGGGCCATAAATACCAGAGATGGCGTAAGTGTTGGTTGGCATACAGCAGAAGAAATAAATAAAACGGGTATCAAATATTATGCTTATTTATTAGATACTTCAAAACCGGAATCTGACGCTGAGCCATATAATCCAAAAAAGTTAATAGCTGCCGGCGAAACAACGTCTGACGTTAATTTAAAAACTTTTACATCACCAACAACTTTTCCGGCAACGCTTAATTCAGTTATCAATTCAACAAATCCTGAATACCGGCAAGTATATATGCAGGCGGAATGGACTAAAAATACAGGTGAACCTAAATTTCAAATTAGGGTTAGACCAGCTTTATTGAAAAACCGAAGATTTTCACCATTAACCATGGCACTAAGATATGACCGGCCTAAAGGATTTGGTATGGTGCCGTATACTTGTGCATATGCTGAAATGTTTAATTACTACAGTGGTTGCATAAACCTATTAACTAAATGCCGCGTAGATCTTCCAGTAACTTACCAATATCGGTTAACTGAAAAAACTAGTTGTAAGACTGTACCAAAAATAACTACAGGTGTGGTAGTGGGCGCCGGTGATGAGTCAACATACTGGTTTGATAGGGTTTATCGTGGAGTTGGAGAACAAACAGGTTGGACTTCAAATTATGTGTACACACAAACAGAGCATTCCAACTGGACTAGTATTGTTTTAAACGCAACTTTTGCAGAATTAATTGGCGCCAATAAACGGGGTGTGCATGAATCCAATACATACGCCACTAGGCTTCGAGAAGTTAACAATGAGATTTTAGAATCGGAGTTGTTAAATATCACCACAAAGCAATTTATTGAATTCAAGGTAGTATTGGGAGAGGTAGTTAAAGCAATACCGGACATCTTGCAAAACCTAGTAGGAAAGAATGTGTTAATCACTATTGCTGAAGGTCATAACCCCGATAATCTAAGTAGTACCGTAACACAAAAAATTTCAGAAGCAAGTGACGATGATCCAAATTGCTATGTGCGTAACTCTGATGGAACCTATAATTATGGTGAACCCCCAGCTGAGGTTATAACAACAATAGACGATCCGAGTAATCCGAGCGTAAAGCGTATAACAAAAAGAATCAAATACCGATATCTAACCGATATAACTAAAAGCATTCCTTCTCCAATGGTTTGGCAACAGGTTATTAAAGATGGAAAAGATCGGAGTAAAAAGGTGTTGCTAACCACTACAGAAATTTACAGCCCGGCAAAATGCACTACGTTTTTAAATAAAATTGCGCTTCCACCGACACCAGCTGGAGATTTATTATATTACACAGCTGTACCGGTTAATGGAAGTGTGTTTACAGTTGATGCTGCGAATATTTCAGGTCTAAGTTACACTCGCGCAGACCTTTCATCTATATTGTTTTATATCGACGTACCCTTTACTGCTTACACGCCATGAGAATACCTATAGCTATTCCGCCTTCCAGGAAGCAACCCGTAGCTCGGTTACTCACAGTTGCCGAATATACAGCTAAAGAACCAATCAGTGTTGAGCCTATTGTGCCTCAAGTTGTTGAAGAAGTTAAGCAGCCTGAATTGCCGTCTAAATTCGAGATGGCTAAAAATATAACTAAATCTGCTCTGGCCGTAGCCAAAGGAATATTACAAGGTCAACCAATAAAAGAAACAACCAGCGAATCACAACGACGGCTGGAAATATGTGGAAGATGCGAATTCTTTAGGAAAGCAGATCAACGGTGTTCCAAGTGTGGTTGCTATATGGCAGTAAAAACATATCTTAAAGCTTCTAGGTGTCCTTTGCCCGTACCTAGGTGGTAGCTAAAAAAAAAGGGGATAACCCCCTTGTTTTTTTTATTTTTTTTTTCTTCGCCTAATCCGAACCGTGAACTTCCGGTTCGGATAATCCACCAATTGGTGGATGATGTCCGCATCCACCTCCAACAACGCCGCCGCCACCGTAATGGGCGGCACATCACAATTGTAATCATTTTGCATGACTTGCCAGTCATGCAAAATTTCTACTTGTGTTCTTTTCATGTGTCCTTTTCATGTTAGTATTTAAAAAAAAGGCTATGAAACACATATTTCATAGCCTTTTTCTATTCAATTAATTATACCACTTACGGAGCAGTATAATTACCCGGGTTATGCCTCAGGTATTTTAACTGTAGAATTAAGTACCTTGTCGTGTGAAACCCATTCCAAATCACCGTTGTTATTTTTCATCACGCGATACAGTTTTCTATCCCTACCTTTAGCTACGCCTTGATTAATATAATTCGTTACACCAATACGCGTAGATTCAACAACCAAAGCTGGATCGAAAAATCCAAACGAGCTACTGCTTAGTTGCCGGGACTCGTCAGGTATCGCCGATTCGGATATGCCTCCGGTACCTACCTTCGTCACCTTAGAAGAATCACTAAGAATGGCAATTGGATTGATACCTTCTACGGAACTGCTAAGCGAGTTACCGATAACTGTAGACCTTAGCTGTGGGGTAAAGAAACCTGAGTGCCACCAGTCCAAATTTCGTTTTTGACGTATTTTAAGCTGGGCTTTCTTTTGCAGCCTCCCAGCATCCTTGGCGATGTGCTCATGTAAATAATCTTCAAAACCTAGAAACGACGAGAACTTAAGATTGTCGCGATCATCTGGTTTGGCTTTATTATTGGAGACTGCGATGATTTTTTTCGAGCTATCCAACATCGATTGCAACGAGATACTGGCGTAAGGATGATTTAAAGTTTGACCTGTAACAGAGGGGTCTAGCCGAGTACCTGCCAACCACTTCTTCAGTTTTTCTATTTTTTCAGCTTTTGTTAGGGTGGACATAAATTTTTCTTGTGCGGACGTGTTAACACCTATAAATTAATTTTAATATATTTAACTACGAATACCATGAATATCAATATCGATATCGACGAAAACGATTCTTCACTAACTATGCTTGTAGACGATCTGCATTTAATTACGGCTTATACCCATCGAGGAACAGTTAAGTTTAAGGGTTTAGCACCGATTATTGACGATCCATTGTACGACGTACTCACCGCGATTGCCCAACAGTTATTGTCTTTGTGTAAGAAAGATTAATAGTCGTGGATAACCAGTTCAGCTACTTTGCCTTTTTTAAAGGCAAGCCAGTCAGATTCCCAAATGTATTTAACCGCATACCCCATTTCTTTTATTTTTTGAAAACGAGCAAATGTGCGGTCATACAATTCTTGAAATGTTTTTTGAGCTATTTTGTTAATACTGGTCATGGTATAACAGCGAGGATTTCCGTGGAAGTAGTCACCTAGATATTCTACAACCGTGTTATTTTGTTTGTTTAAGCTGTCCACGGTTAGATCTTTAGTTAGCATTATTTGTCTATCTTCATCTGGTATTTTTAAATAGTTTAAACATAAAATTTCCTGTTTTGAAATACGTATACATTTTCTAGAAGCCCTAGCACAAAGTGTACAACCATGACCCTTAAGCAGAGAGCGCACAGCCATTTTAAATCTGTAATTGTGTTTTTTACATGTCACTGTTACCGGATAACTTAATCCTCGATATTCAGTTATTTCTCTAAAATCATACTTATCACCGTGGATATTTTTAAAATTATCGAGTATACCTTCCAACGTCCAAGCTAATTGCGCTTTTGTCCTTTTTGCAATATTGCAAATTTTACACCCTGTTGCTTTGGATAATAATTGGTTACCAGTTACATAAAACACACCGTGCGTTTTGCATTTAATAGGTAATTTTACTTTATTGCCAGGCCAATGTGTAATTAAGCCGTAATCATACACCTCGCCATGTACTTTTTTAATCGCTTCGATAAAAGAATCAAGAGTATGCCTTATTCGTTTCGTACCTTTCATCGATTTATGTGGATTTCCACAAGTGGGACAACCATAAGCTGAATTTACGTGTGCTTGTGGGCGAATAAAAAAGTACCCGTGTAATGGACAGCCTATTTCTACTTTAGTGACCGTGTTTTTATACTCGGTACGACTATAATCAAACTTTGTGCCATGCTTTAATTTTGCTCGTTGGATGTATTCTTCGTTAGTAACTTTTCGACAATTTCTTAATTTTCCTTCTCGTGATAATTTAGGTATTTCTTTTATTGCTGATAAATCTATTTTTGTTAAATGTGACATATACCGACACCGTGGACAACCTGTGCGGCGTCCATCTATATGCTTTTTAGGCAGTATAAAAAAAGGACCGTGAGCAGGGCATTGAATTTCGATTTTTGTTTTGCTGTCTACTATGTTTACTTTATTATACAAATAACGATCTCCGTATATTGCTTTAGCTGTAGCGACGAACTCTTCGGTACTTAATAACTTAGCCATACCTATTTCCCTCCATCTCCCCGATCTTTACCTTTAAAATACCGCTCAAGATTTTTGCGATTTATTTCGTCCTTATGCTTTTCATAATAGCGTCGAGCACGTAAGCGTTTGGTTTCTTTTACTTCTTCAATTGTTTTATAAGGTTTTCTTCCCATTCTTTAAGCTTATGGGTCAGCCTATAATTAGTCAACATAAAAACAGCAATTTGACAATTCTGTCTTTAGCGCTATATTTAAAGCCTATGACAGAAAGACCGAGTTGGGAAGAGTATGCGTTACAATTAGCCGAAGTTGCCGCAAAAAGATCCAAGGATCCTTGGGTAAAAGTTGGTTGTTGCTTATTGCGGCACGATAACAGTGTGGCGTCATTAGGATATAACGGTATGCCTGCTGGAGTTGTGGAAGACTGGATAGATAGAGACGCACGCCGATTGACAGTGATACATAGCGAAATGAACGCCTTACGCTATGTTAGGCCGGGCGAATGCTATTTGGCTGCAATTACTATGACGCCGTGTAACGATTGCTTAAAAAACCTAGTATCTTATGGCATTAAAAATATCGTATACCGCACAGTATATAGCCGGGATACGTCATGCTTTGCTTTAGCGGATAAATTTGGCGTGCAATTAATTCAACTACCCACTGTTACATCTTCGCCATCAATCACTTAAGCCAGCTACTTGCAAAATCTAAAGACATGCGCTACCTTTGTAAGATGCGAGTTTATTTTAAGAAACTAAATGAATGTGCTCAAGTTCCAACTAAAAAGCCAGGCAACGCCGGTTACGACTTATTTTATGCCGGAGAAGACCGTGAACTCTATCCGACGCAACGTGCGTTACTGGATACGGCAGTCGCTATTGAACTTCCAGAATGGGCCTACGCTCGCATCGCGGATAGGTCAGGGATGGCGTTAAAGCAGGGACTGCATGTATTGGGTGGCGTTATTGATTCTAACTATCGTGGAGCAATTGGAGTTATATTAATTAATCTTGGAGATACTAAAGTAGAGATTAAAAAAGGCGATCGTATTGCGCAGATGATTATTGAACAAGCGCATGAAGCAAAGTTTATTGAGGTGTCTGATTTGACAAACACCGAAAGAGGAATTACAGGTTATGGTGCGTCTGGTCGGTAAAAAATAAAAAGGAAAAACAACATGGATAAAAATAAAAATACAGAAGCAGTGTTAGGCGTAAATTTCTTGGCAGAGATGAGCAAATTTACCTTCGCTTCCAAATATGCCCGTTACAACCCCGCAGCTGAGCGTAGGGAGACTTGGCTTGAATGTGTGGGTAGAACAGAGGCTATGCATTTGAACAAGTTTAAGAAGGTTTTAAGCAAGGAGGATCTGAAGCGGGTTGAACGTGCTTTTGATGCCGTAAGGGAAAAACATGTTGTGCCGTCTATGCGCAGTTTACAATACGCAGGTCCAGCTATTCAAGCCAACGAACTCCGATTGTATAACTGCTCAATGCGGCATTTAGATTCAATTCGTACTTTTGCGGAGATTATGTTTTTAAGTATGAGTGGTTGTGGCATCGGCATTGGGCTGTATAAAAAGTATATTAATCGTCTGCCTGACTTGGTTAACGCTGAGGATAAAACCGGGACTATTATTACTTACGTGGTTGAAGATAGCTGTGAGGGTTGGTCCGATTCTTTTGAGGCACTCTTAAACTGCTATATGAAGAATACAGCATATACTGGTCGCAAGATTGTATTCGATTATAGTCGGGTTAGAAAAGCCGGCACTCCACTTAAAACTAGCGGTGGTAAAGCTCCAGGCCATAAAGGTTTAAAGAATGCCCATGTTAAGATTAAAGAGCGGCTGGATTATATTATTGAGGAGCTTAATCTCAAGCGTATGCGGTCCATTGATATTTATGATATTTTGATGCACTGCGTAGATGCTACCCTGTCAGGTGGTTCCAGAAGGTCTGCAACTATTGTGTTGTTCGATAAAGATGATACCGACATGCTGCAGGCTAAGACAAATTTTACAGTATCTAAACATACTCGGTTTGTATTGGATAAGGATATTCAACGTTGGTGTGGTCGTGTAACCATTAATAAAAAGAAATACGAAGTCGAGCTGACCGACTACGAATACAATGAAATGCTGCTCAAACATAATCAGATTTCTTGGATTCACATCGAGCCTCAGCGGGCTAGAAGCAATAACACTATTCGTTTAATTAGGGAAGAAACTACACAAGCTGAAGTAGATGCATTGGTTGAGCATACTAAAATGTATGGTGAGCCGGGTTTCTTCTTTGCCAATAAAGGAGCAGAAGACGCCCTGGTAAATCCTTGTTTACCTGGCAGTGCGACTTTAATTACTCAAACAGGTGTCACCACTATGAAGGATATTCAAGTAGGCGATAAGATATGGTCAGCGGAAGGATGGACTACGGTTATTCAAAAGTGGAACAATGGAATTAAACCAGTATTTAAATATAACACTACAGCAGGTACAGTAGTCGCAACGGAAAACCATAAGTTTGTGTCTAAGGGTGAAAAAGTAGAAATTAAAGATTGTGACAGCTTAGATTTATTAACCAACACAGTTACTGCACCTGTTGTTTGGGATCCTCAAGATGTAATGGATGGCTTGGTTTTTGGTGACGGTTGTAGAAACGCGAAACAACCATACTTAATTATTGGTAAAAACGACCAAGACTATTTCAATAGCGAAATAACCCATTTAATTAAAAATGGTAAAAATCTAAATTACACTGTTGCGACAACCGTCACAAACGAAGAGCTTCCACATACATACGATCGCGTAATACCTGATCGCTTTATTTGTGCTTCGCTGTCTAAGATTGCGGGTTTTCTGCGAGGCCTATTTTCAGCTAACGGTAGCGCACACAGTAAGCGCATTTCTTTTAAAACATCATCCAATAAGTTAAAAGAACAAGTAATTCTCATGCTATCTTGCTTAGGTATTAAATGCTATAGCACTACAAATAAACCTATTTGGGTAACTTTCAGCAATGGGCGTTATCTATGTAAACAATCTTACGATATTAACATTTACGACCGAAAAGGTTTTTCAGCGCGTATAGGCTTTCTGCAACGCTATAAAAATGAAATTCTAACTGAAGCAATTGCATTTGCGGAAACAAGTAAGAAAGCCATTCGCAATAAAACAACTTACGATATATTTGAAACTACCGCATTAGGCGAACAGGAAGTATTTGATATTGCCGTAGATAACCAATCACATACTTATTGGTCTGATGGATTTAATGTTTCCAATTGCGCTGAGATCGTAACCATTCCTGTAACCAAGGATGGCGTATGTGGCGTACAGAACTGCAATCTTACAGAAATAAATGGCAAGGCCTTAACCAATCAGGAAGACTTAATTAAAGCTGCTGAAAATGCCGCGATCATTGGTACCCTTCAAGCGGCCTATACCAAGTTTAAATATCTAGGTAATGCTTCTCGTGAGATTACAGAGGAAGAAGCGTTGCTAGGTATCAGTATTACCGGTTTATTGGATAATCCTAAAATCTGCCTTAACGAGGAATATCTTACTACGGCTGCTCAATGGGCTTGTGCCACTAACGAGTTGTGGGCTAAAAAATTAGGTATTAATCCAGCTGCACGTCTTACCTGTGTAAAGCCTAGTGGTACAGTGGGTATTGTATTACAGACATCTTCTGGTATTCATCCTCATCACGCTAATAAGTATTTTCGTCGTATTCAGTGCAATAAGCACGATCCGGTATTCCAATACTTTAAGAAGCATAATCCTCATATGGTAGAGGAAAGCGTATGGTCAGCTAATAAGACCGATGAAGTGGTTACCTTTCCTATCTACGTGAATGGTGAAACTATTGTCAAAAAGGATCTTACTGCTCTGCAGCATATGGAGATAATTAAGAAAGTGTATAATGCTTGGGTAAAACCTGGGACTAGTAAATATAACAAGAAGCCTATTACCCATAATATCTCTTGTACTGTATTGGTTAAGGATGAAGAATGGGCTGACGTAAGTAAATACATGTACGCCAATAGAGATGCATTTACGGCTATCTCGTTCTTACCTGCTCTAGGCGATAAGCTCTATAAACAGGCTCCACTTGAGAGCATTGTTACTGAAGAAGACGAAGCCAAATATCAGGCTTTAATTGCTGGGTATAAACCAGTCGATTATAAGAAGCTGAAAGAGCTGGAAGATACTACGACAGCCATGGATACGATAGCTTGCAGCGGTGGGGCTTGTACCATTTAATAGCTAAAAAAAGAAATTTGTATAGCGCCTCTTTTGGGCGCTTGGGATTATAGTGCGAAGCCTTCGCACCATAATCCCCCATGTTCTTTTTTAACCACCCTCGCGGGTGATACTAGGTCGCCCCGGGGAGCGACCTTCCGAACTTCTTCCGACACCACGAAGATGGTGTCGGCCTCCATCTCCGGCAGGTCAATGACCTCCGGAGCCAATTCAAACAGTCCGATGCCATTTACGGCACCAGACCGTTTTGACCACGGCTTAACCCAGGCCACTTGGCCTGACTGGGTTAAGACGTATTCGAACTTGCCATCCTCCCCCACAATCCAGAGATCGTGGGGAGTGCAATTAATAATTTTCATACAAATAGTCATACCCTTTTTTAACCGTAAACACAGGAGGGGGGTATAGGCTAAAAAAAGGGCACAAGGCCCTTTTGTAATTACGCTTGCGCGGCCATAACCAACCCTTCCAGCTCAGCTATGCGAGACCTGTCTGTCTCTGTTCTATAAGGCTTCCAGTGCAGCTCTCTTAATTCTGCACTGACTCCCAACCCATCGGCTGCGGACCAGAAGGCTTCATCAGCCTTGTGTGAGTCTTTAAGCGCCTCATCCCTATCGGTTGTATACAATATTTTCTTCGCCGCAAGCATGGCGGAGTCATCCGCTACCAAGTCCGGCGTGTCATCGCCGCAGCCGCTTACAGAATCAACCAACTTCCCGTCCTTTATCAGGACAAAGGCAGCCGCCCGCTGGTCTCCCAATTCATATACTATAGAATGGCAACCATCCTTTAGGTCTGCCCAATAAATAATTTTGTTCCCATTGATGTAGGCCCACCGGTGTTCTTCTGCCGTTACAAAGCACACTGGTTTAGCACAGTTATGCGCTAGTCTTTTTGTAAAGTATCCCGGCCTGAAATCCGGTACTAGCTTTTCCTGATACCCTTCGAGCCACGCTTGACGAGTTAACCAGCCCTCTGATATTTTAGGAGTCTCCGTGTAAGCATTGCACGGAGGCCAATGATACGTATCGGCTTCCCAACCGTGCCGGGTCATAAACTCTTTCGGCACTGTATATGCGCCGACAAATCCGTTATGCCCGCTGTCCTTCTTCACAGCGTCCAACGCCTTGAAGAATTCTACCGGGGCGGCGGCGGTTGTGCTAGTACGCCGAAACCACGTTTCAGCACTGCCGATGCCACTGAACCGATAAGTCCCAACTACTACCTGATTATTTTTGTTCATAGCTAAAAAAAAATAAACCGTTAGCGTCTTAATTAACGACTAACGATCGTTCAATTAATTATACCTTTTATTAACCCCTAAAAATAAGCAGGCCTAGGAAGGTTAATCCTAGGCCCACAATAAAATTACCGTGTAAATTACTTACACCAGCCAGACAGTGTTCGGCGATTAATTACGGCGCCGCCAACGGTAATATGGGGTAGGCTTTCACAACCAGTAAATGCGTCGTCATCAAAAGCGGTTACAGTATTAGGAACTATGTATGCTCCGTTTTTGCCAGTAGGATACTGTAGCAGTTTAGTTTGTGCTTTATTGAATAACACGCCATCTAAACTGCTGTAAGCGGTATTAGCTGCGTCTACGGTAATTGCGGTTAAATTAGGACAACGCTCAAACGCACCATCTAAGATACTGCTTACACCAGCTGGAATATTTACAGTAGTTAATGTTTCACACCCGGCAAAGGCAGATTGTCCAATGGTGGTTACGCTGTCAGGAATAGTAATAGCCGTTAATACTTTACATTCGCTAAATGCTTCCCGTCTAATAGCGGTTAAGCCTTGGTTAAGTGTAACGGTAGTCAACGCCGTACAATTGCCAAAAGCTTTTTCTTTAACTGCCCGTATACCACTGCCTAAGGTAGCTGTAGTTAGAGCATAGCAGCCGTAGAAGGCCAGTTGGCCTAAAGTATTAACACTGGCTGGAATGGTAATGGATAATAAATTAAAACAATCCCAGAAGCAGTAATCACCTAACGCAACCAAAGCAGCAGGTAATGTAACCGTCTGCAGTAAAGAGCAACCAGCAAATGCACGGTCTCCAATGTGCGTTAACGTAGCTGGGAATGAAACGCTACGAATAAATGGACAGCCATAAAATGCAGTTACACCGATTTTAGTTACGGGTTTTCCTTCAAGCGTATCCGGGATGACCAAATCAGTGCCTGGAATTTTGTCGTTGTATTTATCAATCGTTACTTCGTTTTTAATTATCGTATAATCGTAGGTAGCCATATAACGTTAGTATACTGCTTGAGGTTAAAAAAAGAAAGAGGGCATTTTAAGTGCCCTCAATGCTTAGTTTATTTATATTACTTAGCGGGAGGCATTGGACCACGGGGACCTTTACCTTGAGGACCCATTCCTCTTGGACCTTTTCCATCCCTAGGGCCTTTACCAAATTTAGGACCGTTAGGACGCATCTGGGGATTACAACATAGGCACTTACAGATTACTTGTATCTGTACTACTTGCGCCTTTGGTTCTTTACGTGGAGCAGGAGCATCTGTCGCTTGGGCTAGCGCAGCACATCCAAAGAAAGCGATGGTTGCGATTAATACTTTTAGTTTATTCATAGTTTGACCTTTCTGATTTCACTTTAACATAAAGAACCTGAAGAATAGCTTAAGGCTAAAAAAAAGTTTTCACTTTTTCCCAAGAGCAGACAATTCAGTCTGTTTGTTATTGGGTTCCCACACCCAACCTCACCATAGTTTTGCTATGGTTAGCGTAGCTCAGGACTTAGCCCTGAATTTTATACTACGCGGCACGCCCGTATATAGGCTTATTGAACCCTATTTCAATAAGTCTACCTATAAAGTATACTGGCTCAGTCAATATACTTTACCTTAGCCTGTGTGCATCAGGCCAGCGGTCATAGATCTTAGTCCCCTCGCCCCAGTATTGCACCTGGAGCGACGATCTATTCAAATAGTTATACCTCAATATATTGTAATAACCAAGGGGGGTAGATGCAAGCTATCCACCTTTAAGCCGTTCAGCCCTCAGTTCCAACTTTGCCAATTTTTTAATAATGCTATCGTTAGTTATAGGTTTATTTTTTTTTAGTTAGCCATTATTCCATACCGGGCATCCAACGAGTGTCGGTGCCGTTTTTATATACATCTACAAACTCCGCTTTTTCATCTTTCATAAACTCAAGTAATTCTGATTTACGAGATAAACCATGAATCACTAGCCGACCGTTAAGTTTACGAACACGCCAACCCCAAGAATAGGCGTATGCCGAATAGTTTACCAACACCAACTGCCTTGTAACCCCTTTTCCATCGTCGTCGTCGACGTCCATTCGATATACGGTATTATCACTGATAGTTTTATACTCCGGCACTATCATTTCTCTTATCCGTTCCGTAAACGTAATGGCAGTGCGAGAACATTGCGATTGATTCTCAATTAACGTCAACTCCGCCTCGTTGAATTCCGTGAAACAATTAGCGAAATAAAACTTGGATTCAGGACAATGACGTAACAACCAGTATAACGCAATATTCCCTTCGTTATCCTTTTCCAAAAATACTTGCTTGGTCAATCTTCCCTGTTTCTCCCATGTTGCCCAATCTAAGCTAGCCCAATCCCGTTTACGCGCCTTATCACATATGATTGCGGCCAACAATGATTGATCGTCTGCGCGACTTATCACTTCTTCAAAAGATGCACCCGGTGTCTCTCCGCTTTTCAAGGCCAAGCCGTATAATTTCTGTAATACTGAACTTTTTGCTAACTCCTTCTTTAATGTTTTAATTTCAGTATTAATTATTTGCAACTTACCTCGAAGCTTCTGCTGTTCCTCTTCTCGAAACAGCAGCAAATCTCGTTTGGCGATGAGGTTTTTTGTGGTCTGCTCTGTTATATCTTGAACAACCTTGGCGGTCTCAGTTGGCTTAGGATCGACTTGAGTAACAACAGTTTCAGACTTAGTTTCCGGCTTAATAACCGGTTTAATCTTAACCTCCACTGCTTTGTTAGTCTTCGTGAGCTTATTAGTAATTTGCACCGCCTCTTCGACGGTGAGCTTGATTGGCGAATTAAACATCAATACCGTAGTTTTGTTTTTATGGATGGTGTTCATTTTTTTTGTGTTTTCGTTTGCAGCCGTTGACAAACGAGGAATAGTTGCTAAATTGTCTCGATATGACAAATATGCTTATTTCTTTTGAAGGCAACGATGGCAGCGGCAAATCAACCGCAGCCAACCACCTCCACGACTGGTTAACTAAAGAAGGATATGAATCAGTGCTCTTTCGCGAGCCTGGCTCTACCCTGTTAGGCGAGGAACTTCGCTCTCTCTTAGTAAAGGAGACCATGGGTCTGTGTGAGGAAGCGGAGTTGTTTTTATTTCAAGCGGCTAGAATACAGCTGATTAAAGAAAGAATTAAACCAGCTTTAGCCGCAGGAAAGATTGTAATACTCGATCGATTCTACGATTCAACTTGGGTCTATCAAGGCTACTGCCGAGGACTCGTATTAGTTGACGTAGAATTCTGTAATCGCTTAGCATCCGCGTATATTGAACCAGTGGCAACCTTCTTTTTAGATACTCCACCTGCCCGTTGTTTGGAACGAATTAAACAACGCGGTAAAGCACCTAAAGATGAGTTGGATATTAACTGGTTAACCAAGATACACGCAGGCTACCAAGAACTTGTGAAGCTTCATCCCAAAAGAATTAAGGTTATTAACGGAGAACAACCATTCAGTGCCGTAGACGCACAGATTCAATTGGAAGTGAAGAAGCTGATTAGCTAAAAAGAGAATCTAGTGATTCTCTGTGTAGCTGGAGGTCTAAGCCTCCAACAGGCAACACCTTACCTGTTTAAGGTGTTGGCGCCAAAGTACCTCGAAGGGCTTGGCGATGATAGCCGGGGTTTTAATGCCCCGGCTTTTTATTTCAGGTAATTGCTCCGGCTTTAACCGGACTACAATTACCTTCGTACTTTTCTTGGCTCCGTAGTCATTACGGAAGCCAGAAAAAATTAATGAAGGCCGAGGAACCTCGTGGGTTTTCACGAAGTCCTCGACCTCCACCTCTCCGGGGAGGCACATATTAAAAGGCCGCCAAAAGCAGCCAAATGATGCACACCCCGCCGAGGGTTAACCCCATACCAATGAGGTCAACCACCGTAGTAGATAAGCTATTTTTCATGGCGTATTATTATACCAACCAATACGCTTCAATATTCGCCCGGGCCTTAATCCATATCGAATGGCTTACTCCTTAGGCTAATCAATAGCATTAACAAAAATACTATTGCCACCACCAGCTTGGGATCAACTGACATTTGCGGGTCCTTTAACTACATCTAGTCCAACCCCAATTGAGGCTGTACCACCCGCAGCAGCTACAGATGCGGCAGCTGCACGAGCAACCACATCGAGTAGATTGTTGAGCTGTAAGAAAAGGTACTTACATGCCTCCTCTTTACCCATGCCAGGATTAGCTTCCTGTATGATAGAAACCAACTTAGGCATATCTTCAATTGGAACATTTTTGCACGCTTGTTCCAACTCATCCGCCAACCCCAACTTCACTGTTTCTTCAAACACTTCAGACCTTTCTTCACAATGGTTGATTATGTCCATGATCGGACTTTTTACGCTGCGCAATTCCTTGATCAATTTGGTCAAGGCACAGCCAATGCCCACATACCTACAGAATGCATCGTTGCGACTACAATTTGCTGTAGCTGCCGCAACGAAGTTATCTTTTGGATCGAACAACTCTAATGTTGTACTGCCACCTTTGCACAGCAGATTTGACAAATCTACATCTGCTGTTTCATATTTGGCCCTGAGTACGTACTGTACTTGGCCGTTTACCAGTTTCGCATAACATCTCCTATGAGTTATGCGAATATTGTACCCTTCGAGTTTCAACGCCTCGAACCGAGGTTGAACGTAATCTAACACTGATTTCTTTTTCTCTTGGGCATCCATTTTTTTTTAACTATGTTTGACATGTGAGTCCAACGTGAAATTGGGTGTCAGCACAATTCCACTTTTGCGCCATTGGACTGGAATAACCGCGACCCCAGCAAAAATAAAAAAGGAGACCTTACTCAAGGGTCTCCCAAAACAACTACACTAACAAATTGGTGGATGCGACCGGGGGTTGCACCCGGTGTCCATACGACTTAATCTGCCTTCACTACAATCTTAGTTTATTTTTATCTCGGAAAATCTAGTTAATAAACAAACTGTGTATTTTCCTAGTTGCTTAAGTTTCGGTTAGCCAATCACAACACTTAGCACCTACATCTGTTAAAATGACGGAGATAAAAAATAACAGGTACTTTATTATCTACGGGCAGTAACTCAAGCTACTGCGACTTGGGAGTTTGTTACTTCCTGAGGAAAGAACACGCCGTCTACCTCATGCATCGCAACAAAACTAACCTTCTCTGGATTATAAGAGTTGGCATTTGATTTTCGATCACCTTTTAACGAGGCCAAGTGATCAACCTCGGATTGCGAAGTACAAATGCTCATCGTGTGTCGAATCTACACGCACCCATAAAAAAGAGTTTAATTAAAGTCTCAGAAAAAAGCAACAGCGGCGATTAAAGCTAAAAAAAGAATCGCGATAGCTATTAACGTGTTTCCACCTGTATGGTGATGCTTAGGCTGTATAGTATAAATTGGTTGAAAAGCTAACGTGTTAACCCAGAAGTATTTAGACTTCATTTAACCCTCTTGGTTTGGGTTACAGCTAGCTTTGAATCTGTGTAAACAATATAACCTATTAGCGTTATATTAATCGCCAATAGGACAATCAGCCATTTTTCGAATTTTGTGAATTTCATTGGTTAAAAAAAAGCTTCGAAATCCTTGGTTTATTTTTGAGGTTTACCAAGGGTTAATCTTCTCTCAGTTAATTATACCAATTTCCATAGGTTAAAAAAAGAGGGGAGTATAACAGCTCCCCTGCCTTTAGACCTCCTTTCTAGTTTAAGTATTCCCACTTCCCGTTGGAATACCTATAATAATCCTGGGCGCCGGTTAACCCAGGTTTTTTTACGATATCCCCATTTCTGGGGCCGGTACTAGTGGGATTACAACCGCATAATCCCACCAAGAAAAACATGATCAACCACCTCATTGTGTTCTTTCTACTGCCGAGCTACGAGCCAAGCGGGTTTCAATTAATTATACCTCTATCTGACTGACAAAAATAAATAGGGCCTAGAACGTTAATCCTAGGCCCATCGTAGTTAATAGCTAAAAATAAAGATTATCCTGAAATAGGGATTTTCCTTATCTGATTGATTTCTTCCTTGGACTTCTTAAACGTAATCGTAAGTACGCCATTTTCCAATTTACAGGTAGCCGTATTTTCATCTACCTCGGTTTCAAGCGTTACTGACTTGTTTATCTTACGTGTTTTGCTTTCACCCTTTACCGTAACCGTATTACTGTCCTTATCAAAACTAATCTCGATTTGCTCTTTGGTTAAGCCTGGAACATCGAAATTAATTTCCAGATCAGTTTCACGGTATTCGGTGTTAATACCTAGATCCCAGCTTTTGAACGTCGGAACGCAAGAAAACAAGCGATCCATGAAGGTGCCGAGATCTTGGTTACGTTGATTGTATTTAACTAATTGCATCGTTTATTTCCTTTCTATTGTTAAGGGTTCAAAAAAAATTATAGCAAATTTTAAAAGTGTGTCAATATGTCGCACTTAATATCTGCAACATCCTGCACCGCAATCACAAAGCGCTGGTGGAGGTGTCAGCCACTTAACATTTTCTCCCAGTGGCACTCCACTCCGCCTAAACTCCTGGCGTTCGTTAAATCCGTCTTCGTAGCCTTGGCTGTAAGCTTCATTAATCCTGGCCGCCAATAAATCGAATAATTGCTTATTGCGATCAAGCACTTCTTCTTTTTTAGGCCGTAGCTCTTCCAGCATTTTCTTTAGTTTTTCGATATCGATGTCATTCATAGTTTTACTTTCCGTTTTCGATACTCTCAAAAGAAATGTCCGGTGGCAAGTCTTTCGATTGAGTAAATTTTACATCGACGATCTGCACTCCTTCAGCAGCGTCTCCTTCAGTCACCAAACATGGACCAGTAAAAAATCCAGTTTTACCGTTACTCAGCGTTACGTATATTGATTGATAGCGTTTCGTATCCATGAAGACAACATACCCGCTAACTTTGCTTTGTCAATGCTGTGCCGTATTTTTTGGAGATTTGTTATTTTGCTGGACTCAAGCGGTACAAAAGCGTAAAACGTATTTTGCAATGATCAAAAGCGCAAAAGTAACACTGAAATATTCCAACGCAAATAAATTGGAAAATATCGCGTTATTTGTTGCGGAATACCGTAGAGTATTTTCTTTTTTTGTGGATGCCTTGTGGCAGGCGACAGATATTCCTGCATTATTGCCTAAAGAATGGACAAGTCGAGTAACTGACAGCTGGCTATCTGCGGCAGCGATACAATGCGCAGGAAAACAGGCAAGTGGCGTTGTCCGAGGATGTAAGAAAAAACAAGCCAAACGTTTGTGGCAAATAAATAAATTTAAAGCCGAAGGACAATTTAAAAAAGCGCGTAAGCTGCAATGTATTTACGCTTCAATTAAACTTTCCAAACCTAGCGTGGTCGTAGTTAATCCTGACTTAGACTCTCGCTTTATTATAATTAACACTACCGCCACAAATTCTTTTGATGGCTGGGTTACCTTAAAAGGATTAGGAAATAAACTAAAGATAACTGTTCCATTTAAAAAACATAAGCATTTCAACAAAATGCTTGCGGCTGGCACTTTAAAAAAAGGACTTAGACTTTCAACAACTGCGTTGATACTGATGTTCGATTTGCCGGACCCAATACAAAGGACAGACGGAAAACGAATCGGAATAGATATAGGTCAAATAGCCGCCTTAACTTGTTCAGATGGCCAGGCTGTTGAAGCTGATAAACATGGGCACACTTACCAATCCATTTGCAATAAATTGGCTCGTAAGAAAAGAGGAAGTAAAAATTTTAAACAGACCGAAAGACATAGATCAAATTATCTACGCTGGGCCGTCAACCAGTTAGACCTTCAAGGTGTAAAAGAAGTTAACTTGGAGAACATCAAGCAGTTACGAAAAGGTAAACGAACCAATCGCTTGATGTCTCATTGGAATTACGCCGAACTTTTTGATGTGTTGGAATCAAAACTTAGTGATGCTGGTGTCCAGATAAACAAAGTTTCTTCCACATATACAAGTCAAAGATGTTCGGTATGTGGTTGGGTTCGGAAAGGAAACCGTAAAGGAAAGTTGTTCAAATGTGATAAATGCTCGTTTGAGTGTGATGCGGATTTGAACGGTTCCTTGAACATTTCTTTTGATCTTCCTCCGATAACAAAGGAAGAGCGATTGCGGCAAGCCAATAGGAAAGGCTTCTATTGGAATGCTGCAAGTGAGGCACTTACAGTTCCTCATGCCTAAAAAAAGCAACGATCAGCCTGTGTGCGTTAAATGCGGACCACGAGGCTTCGTTCTGACTGTGGCGGGTTTCAAAATACCCACACTGACGAGCAACTGTAAACTTCCAGTCAATTTTAATTTGTCAAACTTGCTTCTAATTAAGCCACATGCTAAGATAAAAACAGAACAAATCACAGAAAGAAAAATAAAATATGGCGGGTTTTAAAATGAACGCTTTAATCACCCAGTTGTTTACTCACTGGTCTGGTTCTACACAGCTTCCCAAGGCTTCCGGCGGCACTACCGCACTCTACGTTGGCTTGATGACCGTGGCTACAGATACGGCTGCCACAATTACGGCCTCGTCAGTTGGTAACGTTTCAGAAGCTACCTATTCAGGGTATGCCCGTATTCAGGGCGCTTGGACAGCTAATGGAACCACCAATCTACGTAATAATGCTGAAATTTCCTTTACGGCTGTCGCCGGCTCAACCGTATATGTCTGCGGTATTGGCCTGTATGACGCAGCCACTAACGGCAATCTTCTATACTACGGACCACTAACCGGTGGCAATAAAACTATTCTCGTTGGTGATACTCCTAAGATTTCCGTTAACGCCCTTACCTTGGCCGAGACCTAATTCAAGGTAGATGGACGATTCGGTGATTTTAAATAAAAGCGTCAGTAAAGGGCGTGGCATTATCGCGCCCAATTTAAATATTTCTTAACATGGCAATTTACTACGTAAGTCCTTACGGCGATGATACAAATACTGGCGCTACGAAACATCCGACCGTTGCCGGAGGTGCTGGACCTTGGAGAACGGTAAAGAAAGCCTTAGAAACTGGCGCTTTAGCTGCAGGAGATACGGTTTATATTGCACCTGGGGATTATGGTGGGACGATTACCGTAATTTACTCCGGAGCTAATGGAAATGTTATAAGTATTCTAGGTGATCCCAGAAATGAACAAGGCTTTACTACAGACGGGACTACGTTAATTAAACCCGGAATTTGTATGCTAATTCCGGGAACTAGCCGATTCTCCTCTTTTACGGCAACATCTCGGTTAGTAAATCTCGCAGGATACGCCTATATTACATTTAAAAATCTATTTTTTAACTTTGCTGTTTATAGCACCAGCTATACCACATTTGAAAGTTCGATAGGTGATAGCGTAGGTATAACGCTCGACAATTGCTGTTTCTTTGGAGGAAGAAATGCTATATCTATAACTTCTACCGCAGCAGCCCCAACAATGAATTGGGAAATAAAAAATTGTATAGTGCACGCTTGTGCTTCCGGTATTAACATAAATCCAACACTTCCAACTGCTGATGGGTCTGTAGATATGGGGATCATTATTTCTAACTGTAGAGTATATGGTGGAACAGTAGCAATTACTATTTCTCAATCAAACAGTACAACAAAAGGAAACGGAGGAGTCACCGTAAATAATTGCACGTTATACGGTGCTATCGCACTTTCAACGCAAACGAATACCTATGTTGGGACGTATAAACTCACAGCGAATAATTGTGTCATGTGGCCCACTGGTACAAACTCGGTTATTAGCGCAGCGGCGACAGGACAAATAGTAACAAATAACTGCTACTATCAAGGTGCGCTAGCGAACCATACTAAATCAATGAACGACGTTTCACTCAGTGGAGCGTCAATAGCTGCAGATTTATTTATTACCCCAGAACTCGGTCAAACACAATTATGGGGTTTGAATATCAAACCTTTTTTGACCCCCTTAGGTTTACCAGGTACCGGCGCCTGCAACACTAATCCAGCAAGTTTAACTACTGACTTATTAAATAGACCTAGGCCTGCTGGTGGCGGAGTAAAACCATATGTTGGTACCGTGGCAGATACCACCAAAGGCACAGGTGCTTATACAACTGGCACAGTTTCCAGTGCTACGGCTACAACTTTAACTATAGGCAGTGCAACTTGGACAACTGACGCCTATATAGGTAAAAAAGTAAAAATTCTAACGAGTGCTGCTTCGCCAACATTAGTAGGCGCTGTTAGATGGATCAGTTCGAATACTTCCACTACATTAACGGTTACGCCTTCCTTTGATTATACGAACGTAGGTGCCGCCGGTTATCCACAAGCCAACGATACATTTGAAATTTACGATCCAGCCAAGGATATAGCGGTAGGTTGCTTTGAATTACATGATACTGGTGAAAAAAGCACGACTGTTAAAGATTCCGATTCCTATTCCATGAAATTAAAAGGACCGGGGGATCAGGAAATAAAAATACCTGTGTTAGCTGGTTATACGGTAATTACGGTTAAAGGTTATTATGACTCCGGCTATACGGGAAGTTTACCTAAAGCTGAGTTGCTGGTTAATGCCTCAGTAGGTTTGGGTAATTCGTTGACTTCAAATATATATTTAACCCGTACTATGACGGCGGCGGCCAATACTTGGGAAACTTTGACATTTAATATTTATCCTACAGCCAACGGATATATTACCCTTAGGTTAACCAATCAATCAACCACTGGTACTGGTAATGTCTATTTTGACAGCTTAAATATTTCTTAACATGGCAATTTACTACGCAAGTCCTTACGGTGACGATACCAACACAGGGTTAACTAAACACCCTACGGCAGCTGGCGGTGCCGGGCCATGGCGCACACTTAAGAAAGCCCTAGAAACTGGCGGGTTAGCCGCTGGCGATACTGTGTATGTAGCACCTGGTGATTATGGCGGGACGATTACTGTGGCTTATCAAGGAAATGCGGATAGCGACGCGGGAAGAATTAAGATATACGGCGATCCCAGAAATGAACAAGGCCTTACTACAGACGGTACGACTTTAATTAAGCCTGGACAGATAAATATAGTCTCTACAGCAAATAGAACTGCGGCCCCCACCTCCAATGCAGCGCTATTAAGCCTATCTACGAAAAACAACTATACATTTAAAAATCTATACTTTTCCAGTGCCACAGATGCAAACGGTATAATATATCACGAAGGAAATAATACAAACATATCATATATAAATTGTGTATTTGTTTCCTTCAATAACTATAACATTTACACCTACAACAGTAACGTTGCACTCAATTGGCTATTTGATTCGTGTATATTTTGGGGTGCTTCCGGTGTATTGTGTATAAACACACGTACGACTTCAGCAGATGTAAATTTGGCTATAACTATTAAAAACAGTTTAATTATCTCTCTTAATACTTATGCGATAATGTTATATTCAGCGGTTGCCGCCTATATGGCCGGCGGGATGACAATCAACAATTGCACAATAATTGCACCTAATGCAGTTTTTGATTGTTCGACATCAACCGGAGCTAGTCCAACGTATCCCAATACTATATCAAATTCATATCTGGCTGTAGTAACCTATAATACGGCAATTAGCGCAAGCAATAATAATCAAATAATATTAAGTAATAATATTATAACGGGAGGTTTAGTCAATACGACACTGGATAAAAATTCAATACAAATTGGAACTACTAGCATATATCCCATTTTTGAAATGGGGCAGTCTCAACTTTGGGGATTACCAGCTAGACCCTTTATGACCCCTTTAGGCCTACCCGGCATTGGGGCATGTAATACAAATCCAGGTAATTTAACTACGGACATACTAAGTAGACCTAGGCCTGCTGGTGGATTTACCAAGCCGTATATCCAAGCAAGTATCGGTGTGCAAGCTGGAACAGGCGCTTATGAAACCGGCACAGTAACTACCGGAAGTACAGCCACTACACTTGTTGTGGCTGGTACGCCTTGGACAGCTAACTCCTTCATTGGTAAAAAGGTAAAATTACTAACTGCGCCTTCCTCCAGTCCAACGCTAGTTGGTGCGGTTAGATGGATCAGTTCGAATACTACCAACACATTAACGGTTACTCCGTCTTGGGATTACACAGCTACAGGCACTAATTTCCCACTATCTGGTGACACTTACGAAATCTACGATGCTGCTAAAGATATTGCTGTAGGCTGTTATGAATTACATGACACAGGCGAGCAAAGTACGACGTATTCGGCTGACGGTACTCAAGCGTCGATTAAGCTTACTGGCCCTGCTGACCATGAATTCCTGATACCAGTTAAAAAAGGAAAAACTTACGTATTTAGTATTAAAGGTCAGTTTGATTCAACTTATACTTTTTCTTCTGGAACAAAGCCAGCCGCCACTATTTTAGCCAACGTTAAATTAGGTGTAGCCGCTGATTCTGTCAGTACGATGACTGGGGCAGCTGATACGTGGGAACTATTACAATTTTCTCCTATTACTCCAACTAGAAATGGTAAACTGGTAATGAGGTTGACCAATAAATCGGATACTCCAACGGCTTCCTGTTATTTTGATTCATTTAGTTTCTAATACGATATGGACTACACAATTTTAAAAACTGAGTTAATTAACGATCCACTGGCTTTAGGCTATGCCGGTAAATCATGTGAAGAAATTGTCACACTGCTAAATACGCCTATCAGTCAGCATTCGAAGCGGAAGCCTAACGGCAAAACTCCACTGTATAAAGTATTAGGTTATTTAGGGGCTACCGGCGTATTGGCCATTTTGGATCGACTATCTAAAGACACATCTTCTTCCACTCCACAAGCAATTGGCGCCCAATCTGCTGCTTTAGCTGCCATTAATATTTTTTATCTATCTGGCATTGAAAATCTAGATTTAGATGATCCACAGTCTCAAGCGCTTTATAATGCTTTGGTATCCTTAGGCTTGGTTACGCAGCAAACCATTGATGGGTTATTAGCTTTAGCTGATTATAATATTAGTAGGGCTGAATATCTATTAGGGCAAGACGTAAGTTTAAACGATGTGCAATCCCAGTGGCCGATTAAGGTTGTGTTACATTACCCTTATTTTACTACGCAGCCTATGGTGCAGCAGAAATACGCTGGTGATAGCTTTACTTTAACCGCAGCAGCCACCTGTATAGCTGGTTGTATGCCTATTACCTATCAATGGCAAAAAGATGGTTCAGATATACCCGGTGCCACTGAAAGCAGCCTGACAGTTAACAATGCCCAAGTAACCGATTCTGGCGCTTATACATGCAAAGCTACAAACACGGAAGCTTATGCGTTAAGCAATGCTACAACTGTAACCATACTGGAAGCTACCAATCCTATTATTACCGTTCAGCCTATGTCACAAGAAGTTGATAAAGATAGCTCAGTTACGCTGTCAGCTCAAGCAACCGGTGGATATTCTTTCACCTATCAATGGGCTAAAGATACAGTACCCATTGAAGGCGCCACTAGTCAGAGCTACGTAATTAATAACGCACAAGTAACTGATTCCGGCACTTATACTTGTGTGATTACTAACGTAACTGGATCAACCACCTCAGACAATGCCGTATTGACGGTTAATCTTGTTGCTCCTAGAATTATGCGAGCATTGAGAAATCGCACTGCAGTTGAAAACAGCCAAGTTGAACTGAATCCGTACGTAGACGGTTCATTGCCTATGACCTACGAATGGAAATTAAATGGTGCGGTATTACCTAACGACTCAGAAATTTTAGTTGTTACCGTTAATAGTTCGACGATTGGCACATATACGTTTACAGCTACCAACGATGCTGGCTCAGCGAGTACATCTGGAACTTTATCTATTCTCTAATTTATGGCTATTATTGTAAGACCTACTTGGACCGATACAGGCACAACGGTAATTTCACCTCAGACATTATCCATCGGTAATATTAAACGTGCTACCTTGGATTTATCTACCGCTGTAGGTGCTTATCTATATCTAGGCGTTGCCAAGTCTACCGCTGAAGCGCCTGCTGGTTTATATGTTGAAGTACGCCGAACATTAAATGCTGGAGCTATTCTGGTGCCTGGTTGTGCTTATTTTTCAACGCAAATGGACGCGGTTACTCCAGTTGAAATGATGATTAACAATGCCTCTGGCTATGCGGCAGGTACCTCAGTATTTACAGTAGATAGCGTAGCTGTAACCATAGACGATGATTTATTTTTCTGGGGTAGCGCTACAACTGCTACACATGCTCACGATTTAACTTCAACTGGAACAGCTTTGCCTAATGCTGAATTTGCTCGTATTTCAACAGCTACCGGTACAGTTACTTCAATCACTATTGATAGCGCCAGTAAATATGCTCACACAGATAACGAGTATATTACCAATAAAGCCAATCTGTGGCAGGTATGGCTGCAAGGCGGTTGTACTTACGAAGTTATTTTTGATTATCTAGCTCAAACAGCAAAGGGTCCATTAGCTATTGCCGCTTGGTCTCAAACTCTTAATTATTATTCTCAGCTGAACGCGTAATGTATTTTCTGCATTCACAAGAATATTGGCGTAATCAGAAGCCTCCAGCTGGCTCTTGGCTCGATAGGACACATCCGTTGTCTAATGGCTTGGTAGGTTGTTGGCTGTTCAATGAAAATGCTGGTAATGTTGTTTACGACGTAGCGAAAAATTCAAATAGCCTAGTTACATCTCCGGCTCGTGTGCGCACCACTGGTTTATTTATAAGCGCTAGTTCTGGGTATGTTCAAACTTCAAATTTGACGAATTTTATCGCTTATAACTCGCCATGTACCTTCGTGTTAAACATGCTATACGCATCTGGAACTACTATTTTTGGAAAAGGCACCGCGACTACTATGCATCCACTGCGAGTTACAACAAACAAATTTGATATATCCCGTAATTCGTCCAACACAACTTATAAGCGGCTATCAGCAACAGATGTTTCAGTAACACGTTTTCAAACTTGGGGAGCCTCTTGGAATGGTGTATCTGCCGGCGCTAATTTTCATATTTATTTAAACGGACAATTAAATGACGGCACATCCGCCGGATCAGGAACAATCACGGCAGATGCCACAGCTTGGCGAATTGGCGCCGGCAATGGCGGCGCGGCAGGAGCATTAATTACCTATTTTTACGCATGGAATAGAGTTTTATCTGCGTCTGAAATTTTTGCAATATCTACTGAGCCGTATCAGATTGTTCTTCCACCTGAACCAAGCGCAACCGTTATCGACATGGGCAGATATCGTGAAATGACTTCTGAATCACAAATATTTTTCGACAATGGAGAAGTGGGTAGTACAGCTTTTAACAAAATAATTTAAACATATGCCATATCAAGTAAAATGGGCCAACCCAATCACCTATACTGCATTAACCTCAGTTTCCGAATTGGTTAGCTTAGCCAATGATGGGGTTATCTCATTAGGTACTGGAACTATTATTCCTAACCGCACCAATCTGTATCAATATATTCAATTCTGGGTTAAGACCAAATATCTGACTGGCTCTGCCTCGGCGGCTTTAAATTTATGGTTCATTCAGACCTTGGATGGCACCAACTACGAAGATGGAACTACCGGTACGGCGCCAAACAAACTTCCAGATGTGATTATCCCTGTGGGTGCATCAACCAGCCAGTATTCAATTGTTTGGCCACAAACACCGATTATTGCGCCACCAAATGATTTTAAAGTATTACTACAGAATAAAACTGGTTATGCCTTAAGTGGCAGTAACAGTGAAAATATGGTTTATTACGCCATGTTTAATGATACTGTAGTTTAAATATGGTAATCATCCGAAGTCCGCAATATTGGCAATCTAAGAAACCTCCGTACGGTTCCATGATAAATTGGAATCATCCGTTAAGTAGAGGTTTACAAGGCTGCTTTTTATTTAACGAGGGCGGCGGAGCTACTTGCTATAATTTAGTTAATCTAGACATTACCAGAAAAATATATAAACCTTACGTAATCGGTACTAATCTTTCTAGAAGCTACGACGAAAAAGGACCATGTCTTTCCGCTCCTACAACTGCTACGGTTATAACAAATACGAGCGATACGAAGTTTTATCACGGCACATCGCCGTATACGTGCTATTGTGGACTTAAGCTTAAATATACCCCTTTAAATGTAAATTGGAACACTATATGGGCAAGGTATTACAATAATTACGATTACTCTTACAGTATATCCCAAGGTAAACCTTTTATCTCCGTTGGTGGAGGTACGGATTACAACACGACTACAGCCACGCTAACAGCATATAAATATCACCAAGTGGGCTATCAAGGTATATCTGGAAGCGGCACAACTCACTATATCGATGGTGTGGCTGATCGTAACGTCGGTTCAAATGTTGACGATTATCCTATTGTTTGCTTTGGTGGAACAACGTTTGATTTTAGCACCTTAAGAGGAAATCTTTATTTTATCTATTTCTGGGGTAAGTCGTTAATTCCGATGAAGGAAATTAACAAAAACCCCTATCAATTTATTACACCAAATAAATTCCGTAAGATCTTTTTAGCGGCGCCAACCAAGATGGCTGATATGGGGCAAATGGGTATTACGATTAATTCAGAATATCCTACTTATTTTAATTACAATGCTCCCACATTAGGAGATCAGGTTAATTCGTTTTCTTTTAGTAATGACGGTAGTGACATTTTAAGTAGTTTGGCTTCGGATGACACTAATTCATTCGAAGTATTCCCTGAAGGTGCAGCATTTCCATTATTACTGCAAACTGAGTTGTCGCCTAGACCCATTATAACAGTTAGTAGTGCTACAATTTGGGAATTAGCCTCAGCCATATCTGCAAGCTCTACAGCCGGTAGCGATCTAACTGCAGCTTTAGCTTTAATTAGCAGCATCTTAGGTACATCTGATGTAAGCGTTCAAGTAAATGCCTTACAATTGCTAGCTGGCGCAATTACAGGCACAGCTGCAGTAGATGCGACAATACTTAGTGCTAAAGAACTATTAGCAGCAATTACTGCTAGTGGTTCTATCGAGGCTTCATTAGTTGCCTTACAAGAATTGCAGTCAGCTATCGCAGGTTTAAGCGCCATTGCTCCTGCTGCTTCAGCAATTAATTTCGTCACATCTGCAGTCGCGGCTTCCAGTGCAATTTCGCCTACCGCTACAGCTATAAACCAAGTGGCTTCAGGCGTTACAGGTACAAGCGCTGTTTCTCCTACAGCTACTGCGATTAATCAAGTCCTGACAGGCATCACAGGGCTAAGTGCGGTTGCTCCTACAGCTTCAGCAATTAATTTGGTTACTTCGAATATTGCGGGTTCAAGTGCGGCTGCCGCGAGCTTTGATTTAGTTACATTCCTATTATCAGATATTACCGGGACAGCCGCAGTATCAGTTACTGCTACCGTTTACGGTAATTTAAATAGCGATGTCGCCGGATCTTGTAACGTAGTTCCAGCACTGAAACTTGATGCTTCATTAACCTGCAATACCAATGGAACATGTTCAGTTGGTGGTGGATTAAATTCACTGCAGCTATTAACATCGGCTATTAATGCCGGGGCTGCAATTTCAGTAACTCTAACCGGTTCAAATGACTTAGGTACAGATATAACTGGAAGTACCAATGTAGGAATAACGTTAAAGTTAGATTCTGCGTTACTGTCTTCTATTTTAGCTTCTGGCTTGGTTACAGCTGAAGCAGCATTATATAAAGCTTTAGTTGCAGCTATTGATGGTTTATCTGCAACCGAACTAAGTGACTTAGCTGTATCCACTTCACAACTTCTTCAAGCGATCATTAATGGTACAGTTGCGGTTGAGGGTACCTTGAAGATGGATGTAGGTATTGCAGCTATTGTAAATGGTTCTGCACAGCTAAGCACATTACTAAAACAGCTGCTTTTACTCGAAGCTTCTATTACTGGTTTGAGTAATGTAAATATTATTACTCGCTTCGTATTGCTGAAAGCCTTAATCAGCGGAACCTCTAATGTTGACTTGAAGAGATTTTTATCGTTCTCTTCGTATGCTAAACCTTTAACTAATATGCAATTTTTACGAGCTGACGATCATCATAAACCTTATAATTAACCTCTATGAATAATACGATTACTGTTTTAGACTTAGATACAGACTACAGCACAACGGCGACTAATTGTGTAATAGCCGCTGCCCAAACTCCAGTAGGATTTGGTACGGGTATTGATGTAAGCGCACATACTGGTGTGCAATCAACTGCCAAAGGTTCTACTGACTTTTCAGCGGCACTTGAAATTAAGATTAGCGCGGATCATAGTGCTGACGGTTCTACTAGTCCTGGTCAGAATAAATCCATCGATATTTGGTATGGCTTTTTAAACTCGCAGATTACTCCTGCTGACACTGCTAACATCACCAATTGTTTACGTAAAGTGAATATTAAGCTTAATCCCAAAGTGGATACTTCAGGCACCACCGAGACAGATACCTATTATCGGGTGGATATTAAGAAGACCGGCAAATATATTTATGTTGGCCAGAGTCACGCGGCATTAGATGCTCCAGTTAAATTGCTTGTATCATATACTTATTAATATGGCTGAGTTACAGCAAATCCTTCAGTCGCCCAACGGTAGATACTCCTCTACCAGAGTGTGCATGGTTATGAGCACGTTAATTGTATCTTTAGTTTGGGGCTATTTATCTATTTCTAAAGATACCGTAGTGGAAATACCGAAAAGTGTATTGGTATTCGTAGGTATGTTTGCCGGCGGTAAAGCAGTTCAAGGCTTCTCCGAGAAAACTACCGCAACTACAGCGATTACACCCACTGTAACTAAGTAAGCTAGCTTTAAGACAAATAAAAAAGGCCTAGAAATTAATCTAGGCCTTTTGCGTTTATTCTATTAAAGAATTAAAGATACTGATAGGCGACAGTTACATTGGAATTAACTACCGCAGTCGCGGTGCCGGTTAATTTAGCACTAATACGCTGACCAGAATTTAATACAGTGTCTGCTACTGTGGATGACAATGTACCAGCTGTAGTAGTATTAGCTGTGGCTTTAAGATCCAAGGTACTGGTCATAATGTTAGCTGTACCTACACCAGGAGCATCAGTACCGGTGTCTTTTGTTAGCGTTAAGGTGACAGCAGAACCATCTGTACCGGCAGCCGTTGCGACATGTGCGCCGTAAGCCATTTTAATTCCACGATCAGTTAGCATAACAGTACGACTAACTTGATCGGTAACCTGCCGAGAGTTATTAACGGCAAAGTCGTAATTTAGATAAGTGGCTACAGGCCGAATTTCGACACCAACAACCAAGCCGGCCAATGAACCAATTGTTCCAGCTAGCTTCAAACTTAAACGCTCACCTAAAGCAAGGTAACGTAAATCAGGATCGCCCATTGTTCCGCTTAATACGCTATTAATTAAACCATTCGCACTGGTTGGTTGTGTAATTGCTGCGCTTAAAATAGCGGTTCCAGCTGCAGCGGCCGTAGTACCTGTTTCACGTGTAACTTGAACTGTCGCACTAGTTCCAGCAGTAGTTGCAATAGTACGAACGCCGGTCACATAGCACGGAATAGGTGCAATGAAAATGTTCTGTCCAGTAACGGCATCAAATGGTGCATAAATAATCCGTTCTGGCGATTGCTGTTCCATGGACACGACCACAAGCAATCCAGCTAATTCACTTGTAGTGCCAGAATAACTTAAAGCTAGCTTATCGCCAGTATTAAGAAGCAGTACATCTGTATTGGAAACCAAAGAGCCAGTTTGAACTGTATTTGCTGCACCACCAGCACTAAATCCAGCCGTCATTACAGGTGTACCAGTAGCAATTGTTTGAGTTCCGGTTACTTTGACTACTTGCACTTTGATCGTAGCTGCAGTGGATTCAGCGGTACTATGAATTTCTTTAATACCGGTAATACGACAAGGATGAGTGGCAGCAAAGATATACGAATTAACGCAATCACCAGCTATTGTTTGCTTAAACTGCAGGTTGGTGTTATAAATAGGTACGAAGTTACTCCAATTATACCCATTAGAAAAAATAGGCTGATTAGTCGTAGTATTAAACCGAACGGAACCACGATTACGCAGCGTCGCGGAAGGATTTGTTTTAGTCGAACGAATTGAACTGGCGTCTGCCATAGTATTATTTCTTTCTGTTTATTGTTACTCTTAGTTTAGTGTATATTATAGCGAATATGCAAGCTTAGACCAAAACTTTCATCTTTTCATGTCCGACGATAATTTTAGGATCAACCAAGATTTTAATATCTTTCTCTCGTAGTAGGTGACAAAAGCCTACGTCCTCAGAACAAAAGTCCACAGTGTTACCAATGTTATAGGTAATAGGTCTGAACCAAGGGTAATCAATCTGTTCCACTACGCCGTATTTTAGTGCAATAAAACCCATTCCAACATAGTCTACTGCTACTGGATTTTTATTATTCTTAAAGGTGTCCTTGGTTAGAAATTCAAATTTTCCGTTCTTCTTGAAATACTCTTCATCCCAATCTTTAACCGCAGTAAATGATACGTTGTCTTCCTGTAAATATAGCCCAGAGTAAACAGGATGTACGGTAAGTAGTTGATCGATTTGTCGAGGATCCCAAACAATGTCACTGTCAATCCACACTAAATAGTCGTATTTAACTTTACCGTCGAAAGGCTTTTGTTTTGGTCCACGTAGATTGTGAGCGCCTAAACAACCTGCTCTAGCATAATAAACGTTGGAGCTGTAACAATTGGATAGGCTTACTTGATACCCTTTGCGAATTAAATGGGCCATGGTTGCAGTATAACTCTGCAAAAAGCGATTACTGAACGTACGGCCTGGAATACACAATATAATATTCATAGTTGGTGCAGCATACTGGGCGTTGCCGATAGCTACAAGCTAAAAAAAAAAGGCTAGATTAACTTCTAGCCTTTTTCATTTTATGGGTGACTAAACAAGGGCCTTGGTAGCGGTGCAGGTACTACGACTACTGGTGGCCCAACTACAATAGGCGCAGGAGCAATAATTACTGGCGCAGGCCTGGGTGCTACAATAACCGCTGGGGGAGGCGGGTCAACTACGACGGCACAGCCACCCATTAATAACAAAGCTAACAATATTAATTTACGCATATTGATATTCTACTATTAATTCTTTTTATCCACAATTTGATATGTTTTTATTTTTATAGTTAAAGATGAACATCAACTGACTACGAATGACTAACAAAGAGTGTGTAAACCAAAGGTCAGGCGCATTGGTACTGTTAAACCTAGACCAAGACCAGTGCGATCTAAAATACGTCACG